CTTAAATGTCGCTTCCATTTTGTCTTTCTTGGGTTACTCCTCTCTTCTTTCTTAAAAGTATTTCAATTTTTTTTACCTTCCTCACAACTATACCCCTTCCCTTCTTTTGCTTTCGATTCGCTTTTTTACTTTCTCTTTTTATATCAATATGTCTCTTCCACCAGAACCACAACTTGTAGAACTTCCCTATTCTTTTAATTACCCACAATCATTTTATCCAATATCTACTACTTCTGCTGTTGATATTTCCAGAGTTATTATTAATGGTCCTGAGCCATCTCCTATCACTTATTCTATCAGGCCAGTATTACCATCTGGTCTTTCATTCTCTCTTACAAATGGAAAAATATATGGAAATACCTCATTCATTAGCATATCGCCTTCAACTATTTATACGGTAGATGCATCTTATGCGACAGCAGTTGCAACAACAACACTTACCATTAGTATAAATTTTTTACCTGTTTTTGATTATCCATCAACGCCAACACTTTTTGCAATAAATAACCCCATTTATATACAACCAACTTATTTAATTTCAAATATACAAGGCATAAACTATACTTTAGTTGAAACAAGCCCACTCGGAAAGTTATTAAGTGATATTGATTTAACATTAAACTCTACTACAGGATTAATTAGTGGTTTACCTAGAGTAACATCCAATACAGTTACATACTATATTCGAGCCAACAATAGTGGTGTTATTTTTGATACGTCCTTGAATATTAGTGTGCAAAATTTGCCAACCATTAGTTATCCAGAAAAGGTTTATAGTTTAACACAAGGTAAACAAGTCACTATTTTACCTATAACATTCGAATCAAATTTGGAGGTAACTTATAGTATTAGCAATTGCGAGTTACCACTTGGTTTAGTCTTTAATCCGAGCACTGGAGAGATTAGTGGTCTACCCAGAATTTTAACAACCTTTAGAAATTACATAATCACTATCACAAATAGTATTGGTTCCTCTTCTACTGATTTAATTTTAACTATAATAAAAGATATTCTTGCACCGCCAGTTGAAGGAGACAATTTTTCATCCAATACTTTCCTAACGGACCCAGTAGTTGCAATGCGCCGAAAGGCTGAAATATTGCAATATAGAAAAAATAGCTCAAATTTAACCAAGCAACAATATTTTTCACTTTTAGCGAAGGGGAATGGTCCTTCAGCAAAACGCTCGTGGGGAACACAGGGTGATGCATATGCAGATCCAAACATTAGTGGATTATCACTGTCAGGCAATACAATAGTATGCAATTCAAATGGTATCATTTGCGCACCATCCAGTTCAAGTGATGTGCCCGGCCCGATTGTCCCATTATGCTACAATCCGTCTATTCCGGTATTTGGTTATAACGCGCCTAATCGAAAACGCGTAGATATAGGCTTTAAATGGCCGCAAAAATCAGGCTGATTATTTGTCTTAGGCTGAATCAACTATTAATTTCAGTATGTGGTTGAATGATGCATTCGGTTTTGCTCGTCTCAATCAATTATCAAGCACAATTGGTTTAAAAATCTCTCTTTAATCGGAAGAGTAGCATCATTTATATATATATCGAAGTCCCGAGCAATAGGGGATCGTAGTTTTATTATATTTATTATTTTGTTATGATAACGACCATAGTCAACGTTTGGTAGGTCTGACATTTTAAATACTTTTAAATAATATAAATAGTTTAATATTTATTTCAATTTTTATATATATGGAAAAAGGTATATATATAAACTCTTTAAATTTATAATCAAAATAGATTCTTGTTTATAGAAGTTGGTAACCCGTGTCCAAACAAAATCATATAAATCAATACAAACGCGCCAATCAATAGACTCCTGTTTTCGGCAACAGCATGTCTCTGTTTCAATATAAAAATCATCAACAGGTATAAAACAAAGGCAATTATTAACGAATGTAACAACATCATTCTACCACTTTCCATATTTATATAATTACTGTATATTTTATTTATTTCGGCTTGTTCAATAGATATACACAGAGTTATTTAATCGAATTGATTTAAAAACATTTTATATACGTGAAGTATAAGATGTTTGGTTTTTTAACAAAAACACTAATGCTAATAGGGTTGCTGACATTAAAACCAGCTAATACAATTCCAATTTTTGAGAGAATAACAATGGTCGAAGATATCACAACAACTCAACCAAGTACTTATACTACAACTTCCCTAAACTATCCAATTGTGGTGTTGCACGGACTTGAAAGTTCCAGTGTAGAGATGGAACCTTTATGTGATTGGCTGGAAACCACATTTAATAGACACGTTTATAATATGGAAATTGGTAATGGTGAAAAAACCAGTATATATACATCTCTCGCTGATCAATTAACGGAACTGTGTTTTTCCATTTACAAGATTGATGAATTAAGTGATGGTTTTGATTTTATTGGAATCTCTCAAGGCGGCCTGCTCGCCCGAGGCTATGTTGAGCGGTGTAACAGCTATCCAGTTAGAAATCTCATCACACTTGTAACCCCTCACGGCGGGGTTTATTGGCCCAATATGAAAAACAACGGCTTGATGTATAATGATTTCTTCCAAAATCATCTCTCAGTTGCAAGTTATTGGCGTAATCCTACGATCTTAGATACCTATTTGACGTGTTCATTTTTGGCTCTTTTGAATAATGAGTTTTGGTGTGAAGAGGAATCGCCTATTCATCGGCGGAATATTCGTAATCTCTCAAATTTTGTAATGATATGGTCACCTGAGGATAAGGTATTAGAGCCACCCGAAAGTGGCAAGTTCAGTTTTTTCGATGGGGATTTCAATGTGATTCCACTTGAAAAAACGGATCTCTATAAGAAGGATAAACTGGGTTTGAAGCTTTTGAATTTTTTGGATAAATTACATACATTTGAAACCAATTGTTCGCACGTTGACCACCGTAATCCAGTCTGCTTCGAACAGCTCAAGGGTATATTAAACCGATTTTTGTAACGATTTTTGCATTAAGTTCTTCTACGTTTTTTTGTTAAATTTTTACGACCATACTTGCAATGTTGTCTTTGTGAAAACCCTTTCGGTCTTCGACAATTGATACTTTGTTTGTATTTTAATGACCATTTATGCGACCTCTTTTTTGTTACCATTCTATATATTATTCTTTCTAAAAAAATAATATAAATCATTATAATTTTACAGTAGGCACAGAACGACGTCCGTGTGTATTGTAATACATCGATTTCTTCGCCAGCTTCAATGCTTTACTATTCTTAGCACATCCTTTTTCAAGTATAGAGTAATCAACTGCCGAGGCTTTACCTCCTGTAATAGAACTTGCTAAACGTGCATAGCCCCACGATTGTGCTGTTTGGTTGGGACGCGAGCCTGATGAAAAATACGCACCCTCACCTTTTTTTACGATTTGCTGCAAGGCGCCTAGAGAGCAGCCTGTTTTTTTGGCCAGTAAAGCTGACGGTATAATTTCCTGTAAACCATAGACTTTCTTTGCAGTCACGATATGATTCGATGGTTTCGAATGAAATGAGGACACCTTTTTGCGAGTATGATAAATATGTTTCTTATATAATTTTCTTGAGAGATTCAATTCTTTTTTTGCCTTTCTTTTATCTCTCAGTGTGAGATTTTTGGGGACATACCGACGTGGAACATAAGCCATCTTATAGTATACACATATATTTATCGCTATGCATATATTTATCGCTACGCATATATTTATCGCTACGCATATTTATCGCTACGCATATATTTATCGTTGCACATATTATACAACCCGCATTCTCTCGATAATAAACATTCGTTTGTATTTTTTCTTTCCATCCACTGTATAACCATTCGAGACTCTTTTCGGCGTCAATTTAAAATTACACGACCGTAACACCTGCCGTATTAAATTCAAATAGGGCCAGCGCTGTATTTTCTCAGCCGGCTCTTGTAATGCAGTTAAATACGACGATGAAAAGAGCTGTTTTAAATCAGGTATATCCTCTTTAAGTTGCTTATAAAGTAAATCATTAAAAAATAGTTCACGGGGGACCAACATACCATTCAAATCCGATAAAGAAGCACACACGATCTGTCCCTTATTCAAAAAACTTAGAATAAGTTTTGTTTTTTCGTCTCCATCCATATGTATGAAAATAACACGTATTTTATTTTCATATTATTAAACTCAATTTATACTGTGTCAATTTATACTGTGTCAATTTATACTGTGTCAATTTATACTGTGTCAATTTATACCGCGTCAATTTATACTGTGTCAATTTATACCGCGTCAATTCCACCAATAAAGCATCCGCGGGTTGATATAAATCTCACACCCATCTGCAAGTAGAGAGAAATTGAAGGCCACGTGTTCACAAATGACCGGTTTATCATAGCCGCTGTTGTTTTTCCAGTAAAAGAATTCATCAATCTCTCCACTCGGGAATTTAGGACAACTGTTTTGCAATATCGATTTGTATTTCTCATAGGATTCAGGATGTAAAGTGGCAATTTTTTTATACTGGTCTTTTACAGCCGTTGTTGGTAAAGCATCATAAAAATGAGAAGCAAATACATCCTTATCATAGACGCCGATGCCATTAAATGCTGAGTAAACAGGAACTAATGTGGATGAGGATGGGTCTAGTTTCAATGGCTTTGTCGTCATCAATTGCCAAAAATGTTCACCCATCAATTCCGGACCAAACATACTATAATCGGCGTGCGGAGAACGCAATGCATAATAGTCATAGTAATTGAGAGAATTTGCATAAATAACACGGTTACGATTTTCTTTCACTAAACGCAGTGAATCGAGTATGCCGTCGACAATAAACATTTTGCTGTCAAAATCTATCATTACAACATAATTAAATTCATCATAAATTGGCTTCTGCAATTCATTCACTAATTTGTTACGTGCATTTGAGATTTGTTCAATACGGCACGGATGGTCTGAACCAGTCACCTTTGTATAAGCCCATACTTTACTCTCACGCTTTATTGTTTCGGCATCAATATCTTCGGATAAAATATGAAACTCGGGTCTAGAATTATATTCTGAGAGAATACTTTTTGTCGCATCTGTCGAATTATTTTCATAGATTACTACTTTATACTTGTCACAATCTTTACCTAACTCAAGTGCCGATGCAATATTATTGCGCAAATGATTCGCAGCATTTTTCACGACGCCGCAAATGACAACGTTTAACATTAATATATAAACAAAAAAATTATGTTTATATATTTATTTTCATTAATTAAATACCGAATTGCGGAATCGAATAAACATCATCGCCACTCTTTACCCATTTTGCAATGACCGACGGATTGATTTTATTGGCTAATATGTCTTCGGGATTATAGACATTATGCTCTGCGTCGATGTAATAGTTAATGCCTTTTATGTCTCTTACCCAGACTTCCACCTTGGTATTCGTTTTTTGCAACACAGCGTCATTTGTGATACTACCGTGCGGCGTGCCTTTTACGTGCGTTCCGCATAAGTTCGTCGGTTCATCTTTATATTTTCCATCGGTTTTTTTGCGCCTTGTACATTGTTCACCGTTGGCCCTTTTTGCCACGCAAAGTTCAAATTGGGGCACAATATTTTTGATCCGCTTACGTTTCTTAAAATCGGTCTCATCCATCTGGATACTATTATAATCGTAAATGAATTGCATAAATTCGCTGTTATAATTCTTATGTTCCTTGCCCATAATCACTATGTTGCGAGAAGCAATCCATTCTTTAATGTCGGTCTTGAATTTCAATTGGTATTGCTCTAATTTGGCATTGATGTGTTTTTCCATTTTCTTGTCTTTCTTGCATTTCTTTGATACCTTTAACTTATTTCAATTTTTTATATAAAGAACTTTTACATGATATTCTCAAATACGTTTTTTTGTTTCATAGGTAATAAAGCATTAAATAAAGCTAAAGCTATAAACCATAATAAATAGTTACCGTATTGTTCAAATGATATATCGAAAAAGTCAAATATAACTATTGCAACTGGAACAGTAATAAAGATGAATATTATTGTGTACAATAAAAATGTCATATATTCCATATATATATTGAATGTATATATTTTAATTTATAACCACGCGCTAATCGCCATCATAGTTATTGTAACATATTTAAACAAAAGACACCTTAACTATATAACGTTTTAATACGATGGACTTTTCTATATTTGATTCTATATTCGACGATAATGTTTCAACCACTATGAATGTCTTTTTGGTTATAGGCAATATCATTAATTTTGTCTATAATATTCCACAAGTGATAAAGACATATAAAACAAAATCTACAAAAGATTTTAGTCCGACCTTTTTGTTTATGCGAGTTATTGGCAATTGTATTTGGCTAGCCTACTCTATTGAGTTAAATCAATTTCTTTTTATGTTAGCCAATATCGTATCACTGCTTTCTTCTATTTTTATTAGTTATTATAAGGTACTTGAAATTAACCAAGAACGATTAATCAAGTATGATGCAATCAATGACGATGAACGGCTCAATGAAAAATTATAAGAATCGAAAGTCATTGTGGGATTTACCTATGTTTGTGCGTGTTTTTAAAAAAAATTGAAATACTTTTTAAAAATATAATAAGAGGTAACCAAACCCAAAACGAACAAACGAACAAAACGAACAAGAAAATGTCTAGCCGAGTTGCAAAGAAACAGTTATCTGACGAAGAGCTCCGTGTGAGGGCCGCCCACGAACTGATCGCTGCAGAAGTGGATGCAGTTGAACCAGTGTGTGAAGATAAAACGCCAATATGGCAGGATTTGGGCTCAAAAACAAAGAAGTTGTATTTGGAGTCTGTTAAACTAGCGAAAGAAGGTTTACCACTAACGCCTGCTCATAAAGAGGCCAGATATCTGCGAAACAGTTGGTATCGTAAAAAATCAGGTAAAAAATCAGGTAAAGCAGTTCCCGTCGTTGAAGCGCCTGTCGGCCAAGTTGTATGGCCTTCTAAGCCCGCTCCTGAAAAAAAGGAACCCATCAAAAAGGCCAGCAGCAAAAAGGCCAGCAGCAAAAAGGCCAGCAGCAAAAAGGCCAGCAGCAAAAAGGCCAAAAAAAAGTATGAAAACAAGACCCCCAACACTACGGATGAAGAGTATGAGTGTTGGCGCGAATACAACAAAAAAGGCTCTTCATCCCAAGAACCTAGTCGGAAAGAAAAGGCCTTAAGATACAAGTCTATTAAACATCGGTTCGAGCGCGAACAAAAAAACCCGAATATAAAGAAGAAACGCAGCAAATATGACAACGACATCAAGCTAGAGGAGCCCATTCTCCCAGCCCTTGTGGTGGTTGAACCTCTTGTTGTAACGCCTGTTCCCAAACGAGTAAACGCCCTTGACGATTTAGCAGCCCAATATGCAAGCGACGATGAAGACGCGGAAGAACATTTCTATGCCAATTGGCGTCCGACACCGGCCCCTCGCACTTTCAATTCCAATTGGCGTCCGACACCGGCCCCTCGCCCTTTCAATTCCAGTTGGCGTCCGACACCGGCCCCTCGTTTAAAAGTAACGCTACAATGGGTTTGACGCCCTCAAGTGGAGAGAAGCACAACACAAGTTTCGTAAGATGAGAGTGTGGGTATTGGAGTAAATACCGTTTTAGAATAAAGGCTATGCCAACTTTTTTAATCTCTCGTTTTTTATATATGCGTTCACATCACATGATGCTTTATATGTTCATTGGAATGTTCATCTTCCAGTATATTTTTATGAGCTACATTATGACCGATCGAATAGAAAATATAAACCACAGCACAGGCAAAATTTATATGTCTATTATTATGGGGTTATTTATGGTCATCTTAGATATGCTGATTGGTCCTATGTTTAATGCACAACATTTTGCAATTGTCACAGGTCTTTTATTCTTATTCATCTATCTTTACAAAATTCAGTTTGGCGTTGATGATAAAAATTATTTACGAGAGATGATTGAACACCATTCTATGGCACTTTTAACAAGTAAGCATATTATAGAAAAAACCAAAAATCCTGCTGTTAATAACCTAGCAACAAAAATCTTGGTAACGCAAGAAAAAGAAATCGCCGATATGCGATATCTCTTGAAAAGTATTTGAATTTTTTCTGTCAAGAAAATTCAAATAATGCCATCTATTAGTCTAATGCTTTCCATCAGTGCAAGACTCGAACTTGCGACCTACGCCTAAAAATGGATAACGAACCATCGACAGTTCTCTTGCGAGAACAATTTATTGACAGTCCATATACGTTGCTCTACCAACTGAGCTAACTGGAGAAAACATTAGTGCAGATGTCATTACGCCCACGGGATGTCCTTCGAAAAGGACGAAGCGCGGTCAATGTATTAGTTTTGGGGGGAAATCAAAAAAGGATAACCCAAAACCGACAGACCGAACAAATCAATTTTTTAATAACCATTTATTGTCAGCTCATATTTTTTTTTATAAAGTCAATGTATTAGTTTTGGGGGGAAATCAAAAAAGGATAACCCAAAACAGTCAGACCATACAAATACGAACAATTTATAATAAACGGAAGGGAGTGAAAGGTCAATGAATAGTGTTGGGGGGAAATCATAAAAGGATAACCCAACACTTACAGACCTTTCTACTACACTCTATTATAGAGCTATGGCTTTAAGTCCCTTTCTATATATATATAAAATAATAAAAAATTGAAACATATTAAAGGTATAATGTGCTATATTAAATATCAGCAACTAAAAATGGCAGCAACAATGGAAACAACTACAGTGGAAAAGGTTAATGCGAGTTTCGTGTATAAACTCGCATTAAAAGATTATATAATGCGTATATTGGTTCTCGGCTCCCGTGCAAATAAATACGATCAGCGCACGAAGAAATTGTCATCCGAAGATTTAGCCTACATCAAGGAACAAATTCAAGCCGGAAAGGGCAACGAAATTCTTGAGATCGTCAAGGAAGTCTATGAAAGCAGTCGTGCCCCGAAATTTGATAATACATTTATGATGCTTGCAATGTTATGTCGAGTTGAAGATGTTCAACTAAAGGCGAAGAGCCTCAAAGTGATAGAACAATTTCGGACAATTTCACATTTGTATTCGTGGAAGAATTTTCACGCAAGTATTCCCAATCCCAGTTCAGGTGCAAAATCCAAGGGATTCGGTCGTGCGGTCAAGCGTGAAATTAACAACTGGATTCTAGCATACCGCGATAAACCTTTAGATCTGGCCTACCAAATTACCAAGTATCAAGCACGTGAAGGGTGGTCGTTCAAAAATCTACTTCAATGCTCACACTTGAAAACTAAGACGGGCGATGACAGAGTCTTTGACAAAGCAACAATAAAAAGAAAAGGTCCGAACCGGAATAATGTGCAGCCAAATGATATTGATTTGGTATTGCGGTATTCAGTCAACGGCATTGATGCGATGATAAATTTGGCGTCGAAGTTACCTCAGACTAAACCGGTTTATACTTATCTAAAGGCGGTCAACGAAGCAAAGCATTGCGACGCTGAGCAGAAAGAAAAACTGATAGAGCTGATCTTTGAGAATAAGCTCACACGTGAACAAGTACCCACTTGGGCTCTAGTAGACGCCGATGTGTTAAAAGCCTTGCTCTGTAATAAGAAGAAAACTCGTGTTACGATGCCACTCACAGCTTTACTCCGAAATCTGGGGAATATGACGAGTCACCACGTATATGAAGATCAAACAATTTTGGGATTGGTTTGTAAACACTTGGTGGATCCTCAGACAATCAAGTATTCGCATATCCATCCTGTTACGGTGCTAACAGCGTGGTTCACCTATAGAAGCGGCAATGGTAATAAAGGGAGCAATACATGGTCGCCTGATTCCGTGATCATAAAAACTTTGGAGGAAATGTTTTATCTAAGCTTTAAGAATGTAGAACCCACTGGTAAACGCATTTGCTTCCTCATTGATTGTTCTGGCTCGATGTTGTCCCCTTCTTTATGCGAAGGTGTAACCAATGCGGAAGCTGCAGCTTTACTAGCGATGATCTTTGCACGTAGTGAAACAGGTTCAAAAGATAGTCCTACACACGCGTTCTATCTATTCACAAGTTTAAAACAGAATGACTACTATGGTCGCAGCGGCGGAACTGGTTTAACAGACGTATCAGATGTTATTGATGCCGAAGCGCAACTGGACAAGGTATTAAATGCGGTTCAACGCTCAGATTGGGGGACAACCGATATTTCAATGGGAATTCTAGAAGCTTTGAAATACAAACGCAAATACGATGCGTTTGTTGTCATCACCGACAATGACGTGAATAGCGGGATCAAACCAGATGAGGCGATGAAACAGTATCGCGCTGGTTTAAAAATGCCTGAAACAAAACTTGTTGTGGTCGCTACACAAGGAACCGATTATACAATTGCTAACCCAGCCGATCCGTTTATGTTGGATATGTGTGGGTTTGATTCGCACGGTCCTAAAATTTTACAAGATTTTATCAGGTAACAAGATTTTATCAGGTCGACTTAAAACCGACAATACAGTGTGTTGATTATAATTTTGTATCATATAACGCCGATGAATATTGCATAACAGTGAATCATATTTTTTATTATTATCACCATACAGTGCCATTTCCCCTGCAAAAAACACAATTCGCATTATATGTTTTTCTCTAAAAGGGGGGATATCGATAAATAAATAGTAACATTTTCCCAAACTTGGTAGAAGCTTTTCACGATAAATATCTAACTCTTCAATCTCGCAATCATTCTCGTTACGTGGATTAAAGTAACCAACCATTGGCGATTCATATATACGCTGATCCATTGTTTTTAAAGTTAAAAAGGAGAGATTGTCATTAAAAAATTCAAGCACATTAGTGTGTATTGGCGTATTTCCGATTTTTCTCTTATTTATGATTTCAAATGAAGTAGCCCATATATATTCATTTGATGTATATAGTTCAATAGGTTGTTCTGAGCCATTCAAAACGATAATATTTTTATCTGGTAACTCATAAAACCCAGAATAAGATAGGGTTGTCTCGGGTAAAATGGCCTTGACATAGGTGATTGAAGCATATTTAATTTTTTGATATCCGCTTACTGCCGGAATCTCTATAAAATTGGCTTCACCCTTTTTTTGTAACAAAAATAATAGAAATGGATATAATCCATCCGTTCGAACTTGATATATACATATTAAAGTTGGTTTTGTATTGTGAGTAGACGGTTTATGGTTTGGTATAGAAACAATATAATTGTTATTTGAATTTTCCGTATGTATAGTTTCATCTAGAGTTTCATTATCATTTTTTTCCTTCCTTGCGTGACATTTACTAGTATCAATTTTGTTTATAGTATCAAATAATCTTGATACTATACTGTTTTTATGTTTTAACATTATACTACGATTATACATTTTTTAACGGTTTATGCCGAATACTTTCTTTCACATTCGTTGGACGATTTTCTAAAATAAATTGCACAACCTCATCTGTTGGAATAGTCGGGTTCTTTTCAAAGTATTTATTTAAACATTCTTCTAGATGGTGTTTGTTTATAGGTTTTTTAACATTACTCTGTGTATAAATAATTTTCCCCTCACTAATATCAAAGCAATCTATTTCATTTGTTTTCATAATTGTTAAAAGCGAATTAGTATAATCATTCTTCTTTTTTTTTCGATCCTTCAATTCCTTTTGCAAGAGTTTAATTTCTTTATCTATTTGTAACCAATTTTTTACATTTTGTGCAAGCTTTTCCTTACTTGTTGTCGCCATTACTACATATAAGAATAGTTATTTATATTTTTATTTTTATAATAATTATTTTTTATACTGTTTACATTTGAAAAAAATTGAAATACTTTTTTACAATTATTAATAGTATAACAACAACCCAACCAACAAAATACAAAAATGAGTTTTCAAGGAACCCCAATCAAAACCGAGAATCAAAACACGTCGTCGCCGCCTCCGCCGACAAAGCCACAACCACTCAAGCAAACAATATATCCATCCGTTCAATGCAAGAATCCGAAATGTTACTTTTGGTCCTATGATCCAACTCCAGGATCAAAGTGTGTTAAATGTATGGAAGTATTGCCAACATGGGTCGGGTATTTAAATGCGGATAAAGATAATGGCCCATCTATTCCGCCTCTGCCATTAGAGCGCACAGATTACCAAGAAATGTGGTTTTACGACGACGACGAATCAAGAATGTTGGATCGGACAACTACCTGCTGTATTGACGAATTAAACAGTTGCAGCCCACCGCAATTGACCGATGACGCTGGCCAAGAACATCTTACGAACAAAGAACGCGTTGTTAGATCGATTATGATAATTTATGGATTGGATCGCGAAGGCGCGATGAAAAAGATAGACCAGCTGGTGAAGACGGCAGTAGTAGAATATTTTTAAAAATAAAGGCGTGTCCGAACAAGTAAGTTTTTTCTTATTGAGAGATTGAACAATAAATGAATATTAATTCACAGAAAAGAAACGATTCACCAACTCTTTTTTCACGCCACCGACTTTTAAGCCTTTTTCCCTTAACATTTTCTTAAGGTCGATCACGCTCTTTTCTTTAAACAATTTTTGCTTTTCAGCGCTCCACTCATTGTTAAGATTGTATTTCATATGTTTATGACAAAATACACCGTTTTCATATTCAATACCACCTTGTTCACACGGTAAGCCTTTGTGTAATCCTGTTTTCATTATAAAGACACATTTAGGAAGAGGCATACACATTTTTGACGGATAATTGACACCATATATTTTGGTAACATTCGGTAAAGGAATAAAGGGTATTAACTTATCTGACTTACGGCGACAATAGGGGCAATTTATATACTGTTTATTATTATGGATACATAATTCATTATAAAGTGGCATATAATTAAAAGAATGTCTGCACGATAATGTCACTGAATTATACGTTAATGGCTCGTGTGAAATCATACAAATATTATTCGATATATCCTCAGAAGCGCTATGTTCGCTAAGGTTTTTCAGTTCGCTAAGGTTTTTCAGTTCGCTATAAAAGTCAAAATGATCCTCTATAATGTAATTCATATTTAAAATAAATATAATATCTTTATATATATTCCATAAATGAAGAAAAAAGATTGGGGAAATGCAGTATGGTTACTGTTTCACACTTTAGCCGAAAAAATTAAAGATGAAAATAAAGCTGAACTACCTATACTAGTCTCACATATTACACAGATTTGTAATAATTTACCTTGTCCAGACTGCCAACAGCACGCATCAAAAACAATGGAACGTGTTAACAAAACGTCGATTGCTTCAACAAAAGAATCATTAATTGATTTTTTATGGCAATTTCACAATGATGTAAATAAACGTACTAAAACCGTTTTTTATCCCAAAGAAGAGTTGAGCAAATATAAATTGACAAATACACATAATGTGGTTAAAAATTTTATTAAAATAATGAGCGCTGTGGCAAATAATGAAAAAACAATGCTACACGGGTTTCATCGTTCACTCTATATGAAACAGTTCATTGATTATATGAATCAAAATATAAATAAATATAATCCTTAATATAGTATATAAATCCTTAATATAGTTATAAATCAAGCAATATTACTAGAGATCAATTCTCCATTTTTGTATACAGAGCATTTAAACGTTTGCTTTGTTGGCATTGAGCATTGCACGTTATCACTACGTAGTTCATCAAAATAAAGCAGAGAGCTATAACCCAATGAATAAAATAATACATACCATATGGTGCCTAACAAAAATCCAACTAAAGCGCCTAACACTGACCCTGCATATGTAGTGCATTTATTCTGCACTTTAGTTAAAACATCAATACCTAAAAGACATAGCAAAAATACCAATACAACATAATTCATATGGTTATTGTATTTCATTGGTAAGGAGATATAAGCAAGTGTAAACGCGATAATTAAGCTGGATGGATATGGACTGTTATATTGCGATACATTTGGTATATCAAACAAACTACACGAAAAAGATTCATTGTCATCTCGCCCACTTCCAATAATATTCATAAAAATAATATTAATAACAGATGCAATCAAAAGACCAGCAATGTATACTAAACCTTTCAAATTTTGATTAAACAATGATATCAAGAACATAAAGAATACCAATAAGGTTGGGGATATAAATGAAAAAAATTGTAATATATTGGATAATGTAAATGCGATAGCCATATTATATATTACGTATATAATATCGCATATAATTAAATGAATATTAATGGTATGACTTCTTCAATTCGATCAACTGCAATAAACTGTATATCGATTACGTCAGGTTTCTCTCCATATTTTTTCATAAATTTCAGAAAATCTTTATCGTTTTCTCGAGGGTAAATAAACGTTTTAACCCCTGCACGAATACCACCCAATAGTTTTAATTCTAAGCCTCCAATCGCCGTAACTCGCCCTTGCAAACATATTTCACCTGTTATTGCCACATCATTTTTTATTTTGCGTCCACTAAATAAACTATAGAGAACCATCGTGATGGCCGTTCCAGCCGAAGGCCCATCTTTGGGCGTAGCACCTTCAGGCACGTGTATATGCAACCCTTGCTGTTTATTTTTTTCCAATGTTTCCTGTAATACTAAGGCTTTCGATGAATCTCTCAAAAACAATGACCACGCTAGACTTTTAGCGACATTCATACTTTCTTTCATCACATCCCCCTGCATCCCAGTTAATTTCAAATCTAAAAAGGTGTTACACGGGTAATAGGAGACTTCGATTGGTAATATACCTCCTTTTCCTGCTGAGTTGGCCCACATCCCATTAATAACGCCAACCAATGGCTCTGTATGTATTTTCATTGGTGTAATTTCGGTATGGTCTTTGAGATATTTCAGTCGAATGTCTTCAATCGTTATTTTAATTGGAATATCGGTATCTAGTGATGCAATATTTTTCAAAACATTTAGATTAATTTCCCCCGCAATTTCAAACATCAGTTCTTTTAATTTACGCACACCCGGTTCCGATGTATAATCATTTATGATGTATTCAATGACCTCGTCACTTATTTCAATCATATTATCTAGACCCATCTTTTTGTAAATTTCAGGTAAAATAAAGTTTCGCATTATAATCAACTTATCTTCGACGGATATCGTATCAAATTTAATACGGTGAATACGGTCTAACAAAATTCGGTCAATTAAATCCACATCATTATAAGAAAATATAAATAGCGCTCTTGAGAGATTTAAGTTAATTCCATTAAAATACTTATCTTGAAAACTATCGTTCTGTGTTTGATCAATTAAATGTGTAAGGATACCAATAATCTCTTTCCCGTTTTCTGTTTTACTCACTTTATCTAGCTCATCAATAAAAATAATCGGATTCATTATTTTCGTATCCATTAAAATATCAACAATCCGTCCCCACGTTGAGCCAACATAAGTATAATTATGCCCATCTAAGGTGCTTGAATTGGTTGAACCTCCCATTGCAATGAAAGCGAACGGTCTCGCCACGCCATTTTCATCAATTAAACACTGTGCGATCCCTTTTTTAGCCAATGATGTTTTCCCGACACCAGGTGGTCCTTCAAACCCAAAACAGTAACCAGTTATATCACCATTTATCCATTGTCCGATAATTCTCTCAATTTGTCGTTTGGCGTTTTTATGGCCGTATACCGACGTATCAAGTATTTCCGTGACATTACTCATATATTTATTTACAGCTGTTATATTACTTTCAATCTTTGTTAAAGTTGTGTTAAATTCATTTATTATAGGTGTGTTTGGTTGTTTTTCTATAATTGTTTCTATAAATTCATAAATGATTGTCGACATTTGGTCTATGTTTAAACATAGATCGAGAGATTGTAAAAATTCTACTCGCAATTGTTTTATAGGTTTACCGGTGTATTTTAAAACCATTATCTGGTTTGCTTCTATTAGCCTATTTTTTAATTGAATATAAAGTTCAATCATTTTTGCTTTATTACAACTATGAATCGTTTTATGCGCTTGTTGCAAAAAATAACTTTGCAACTGCTCTCTATATGTCCCCTTTAATAATGGCAAATATTTTTTAATCTCAAGGCTGGTATAATTGGGTTTATATAGAAAAGGCAGAATAAGTTCTTTCAAACCGTCTTTCTGAAGTAAATGAGTCAATGTAGTAAAATAGTGAATACTATTACTCATCAATTTCAATACTGGTTCTTCTTTGTAAATTTCAAATGGGATTTTGAGTAATCCCTCTAAGAAATGCATTGCCTTTGACCCTGTATCTTCTGCTTTCATTTTTACTTCTTTTAATTTTATCATCGCTTTCTCTTTAACAATATCGGTGGTTTTCATAAGACAAATACGCTGTTCTAATGGTATTTTGCTTAGATTGACATTCGATAGCTTGTTTGTATAATTTACAATTTGTTTCATAACATCTCGAAAGTATTTTTTCACATTATATGGCAATGTATCATATATTAAAGTCTGTTCATACGTATCTACTATACCATTAATGTCATTGGATAATAAATCATATAACAAATAAGCCAAATAATGACACTCGTTTTCATCAGAATTAATTAAAAACATAATCAACGTATTTCTTTTTTCCCACATTTCTTTCTCTAAAAATTCATTAATAACTTGCATTAAAGGTTTCTTATTTATATCCGCAAATTGTCCTCTATACGAAGTATAACTCACTTTAATTTTCGATAACGAATCTATCAATAATTCTTTAAGTGTAAGACAAGATATAAATCTTTTGAAATTTTTATCAGCAGAACTTTCATCATAATTTATATTATATAATTCATTTAATTTTTCTTTTATGATGTCATTCTCTATAAACTCAGTCATCACATCTTCAATTACGCCATAGACCACAAGAGTATGCTGCTTTTCAACATTATGAATAGGAAATTTTATACCATAAACCCGATATTGAAAATTCTTATTTAAACCTTCATTTTCAATGTCAAAACATTCAAAATTATCGGCCGTTTTACACATTGCATCGTCCTGTTTTTTTAATTTGCTCCGCCAATCCAATACTTTGTAGCGCACAGGTTTAACATAATTATTCAATAACTTATATTTCGACATATATTTTTCGTCTATGCTAAATTTATGCCCAATACATATATGCGTCAGATCTTCTAATGTATCACAGCCACATAAGCTAATTAAGGTTGATATATCCCTTACAATATCCTGTAAGGTATTTATAGATGATTCATTATTAGTTTCACTAATCGTTTCTTCTATCAATTGTAGTTCTTTCATCAATTTTAAATAAATCGTTTCGGCATACATAACACATAAATTCAAATCTGTCGCATCGATAAAGCCCAATATTTTGTATAATTGATTTGCCCGCATCACATTTTGCACAATATCCTGTAATTTAATAATTTTATTTATTATAGTTTTATTTATTATAGTTTTATTTATTTGTGTACTGGACATTGGTTATATTATATAGACATAATAAGATTATCAATATTTATATAAAGACGCATTACATATATATATAATATACACAAATGGGTATCCCTAGTTATTTCTCATATATTGTTCGTAATCACCGAGCCATAATTAAAAAATTTAATTCAGCTTCCGCGGACAGTCCAAAAATTAATAATTTGTATTTGGACTGTAACTCTTTTATTTACGAAGCACATCATAATTTAATGAAAGCGTATGACCCAGCAAAGGATAAAAATTTCCGTCTCTATGAGGAAAACATTATTAAATATGTATGTGAAAGTTTGTCAAAAATGATACAACAATTGAAACCCAATAAACGTATTTTGATTGCGTTTGACGGCGTCGCACCAATGGCCAAATTAGATCAGCAACGTAATCGGCGTTATATGGCGGCCTATCAAAAATCACTCGCAGACAAGCCAGTTGTAGAATGGAATACAGCTTCTATTACACCTGGGACAGCCTTTATGCAAAAACTCGGCAATGATATTACCAAACGATTTGTCAAGCCAAATGAGTTTGGACTCGAAACCATCATTGTTTCCTCCTCGGATGAACCTGGTGAAGGAGAACACAAAATCTATGAGTATATTCGTGCAAACAAAGATTACCATAAAGTGACACAGACGGTTATTTACGGTTTAGACGCTGACCTGATTATGCTCACGTTAAATCATTTGCATATCTCGGAAAATATGTATTTGTACCGCGAAACGCCCGAATTTATTAAGACCATTGACAAAACACTTAATCCAAATGAAAATTATCTACTGGACATTCCAGTCTTTGCCAAATCGATTATTAGTGAATTGGCGCCCAACAAAAAAACAACGGATTTAAACAATGATGTGCTTTTTGATTATATTCTTCTCTGTTTTTTCCTCGGCAATGATTTCTTACCGCATTTTCCGGCGTTGAATATTCGCACGACCGGCATTAATAATTTAATCAATGCGTATAAGTTTGTCTTTGCCGATTCTAACGAAACGCTCACACACAACCGAGAGATAATCTGGAAAAATATGCGCAAATTTCTCACACATTTGGCTGCGAATGAGCTGGATTACATCAATGAAGAATATGTGCAACGCGCAAAATTAAGCAAACGAGCCTTCTATGATAATAAAACCGAAGACCACGATGAAAATCTGTTGCTACCTTTGAAAGAGCGAGCACACGAACTCTATATCAACCCAAATGAGCTCGGGTGGGAGACACGCTATTATAAAGTGCTATTCAATACGAAGATTGATGATGATCGCCGTAAAGAAATATGTGAAAATTATTTAGCTGGATTGGAGTGGACAATGAAATATTATTCCACAGGTTGTGCCGATTGGCGTTGGCAGTATCATTACTACTACCCGCCACTACTTGTGGATTTAATAAAATTTGTCCCGTATTTCGAGCATACCTTTGTCCCTTTACAGCCCAAGCAGCCTGTTTCTCCACTAGTTCAGCTCAGCTATGTCTTGCCGCCGAGTAGTATGGGATTGATTCCTTATGCGCTGCATAAAAAACTGTTGACTGAACAACCAGACTGGTATAGTGACAATTATGTGTTCCTCTGGGCCTTTTGTAAGTTCTTCTGGGAAGCACACTTGGAGTTACCACATATTGATATGAAAGTGTTGGAAGGCATTGTCAATTTGTCAAACGATTGATATAAGCACAAAATGCTTTTATTTTTTCTTCATTCGGCGAAATTATATTAGACTCATTTGTTGATAGCTCAGTATAGCTATAAAAATCATCATAGTTACCTTTTAAGCCAGCCTTAACGGAATCAAAATTATTAAGTAAAAATTTATTATATTTTTTTTCTCCTTTTTGGTTTGATTCGATATATTCAATTACTTTTTCGGCAATAGATTCTTCAACTTGTATAACAGAGTTATAGCCGGTCGGGTTGTATAAAAACATAAATAACTTCATTTTATTATGATACTATATTATGATACTCTAAATACATTTAAATATATACCCACCTAAATAGTTAAATGTCAACTAAGAAAATAGACGTCGATGTAAAACAAGTCATTACGGAGCTTACTATTACGCAATTGCAATCCTTACAGGAGTGTTCGAACACACACGTTATTATTCTCAAATTCGGTGCAGATTGGTGTGGCCCGTGTAAGACGATCGCGCCCACATATAAAGAATTTATAGCGAAATGTCCTTATAATATTATTTGCTGCGATATTGACGTAGACGAAAATCTCGATTTATATATGGGTTTAAAAAAGCATAAAATGGTGAGTGGTATTCCAGTCTTCTTGGCGTTTTTTGGCGGTGTCAAGCGTGATGCGTGGTTTATACCGGACGATTCAGTGGTCGGCGCGGATAATGTAGCTGTCAATCATTTTTTAAAACGCTGTGTCGTGAAGGCCAATGAACTGAATGCATCAAATGGATATATGTATTATTCATAGGCTTGTCATTCATAAACTTGTTATTCATAAGCTTGTCATTCATAAGCTTGTCATTCATAAGCTTGTCATTCATAAACTTGTCATTCATAAACTTGTCATTCATAAACTTGTCATTCATAAGCCAGTGTAATACTTTTACACCGCTCCGCCAACATGACCTCCTGTAATAACTCTTTACGCAAGGTCTCCAACCGTTCTTTCATTTTTGCAACACGTGCTTTCTCCGCTTCTTTCAACCCTTTATTTTGTTTCTCACTCTCCTTCAATCTTTCTAATTCGGTACGAATGATTGAGACTGTTTCATTTATTTCAGCTTCCACTGCATTTTTGCTTTCCTCCATACAATTGGCTTTTTCGACCTTGTTTTTTAATGTTTTACAGTGTGCTTGCCGTTCTTTCACCATCACTTTTAACCGTTTGTGGGTTTCACGTAACCGTTTATTTAAATCTTTAATAGCTGTTTCTTGCTGTTTCAATAAAGCTTTGGCTTCTAATTTGTTCAATACATTCACCTTTTTCTCATCTTTCGCAAAGAGTTCTTTACGCACTTCGTTATCAGGTAAATGTGACATAATAACAGGCACTTCAATCATAACGGGCTGTGCAAATTGTGTCGGGTCTTGTTCGCGATTTAAATAGCTAATGTATCCACTCATTTTATCCGCCAATTTTTTCACACCACTGTCGGTCAATAGCAAATCCGAGTTCATATAGTTGCGTCTAAAGGCCTTGATATCGGTTTCAATATGCTCGCTCTTGGTTTCCTTACATAAGTTGATGAGTTTAAACAGTTCCATCGGGCTATTTGTAAAAGGTGTCGCTGTCATAATCAAAAGCTTGGCCGAATCTTTACCTGACTTTTCATAGCTCTTTTGCAATAGACGCTCCATCACATCCATATCTGGTCGCTCACCGGCTTTCAAATCACCGCCATAGAGTTTATGTGCCTCATCAATAATAATCAATGTTTTCCGGAGAATATCAGCTGTGCCGTTACGTTGAATGAGTTTATCCATATATTCGTTATGTGCACCAGGTGTCAATAAATTACTGAATGTTTTATAACTAATCGGTTCTATCCAGTTCTTACTGAGTAGTTTTTTGCGGCGGGTTAAATCCTCCGGCATCGCGAGTCCTTTTTTTATCCGCTCGGCCAAGATAATATGACATACGTCATCGAACATATTCTTGTAAACATCACTTTTTAAAGTGGTGCGCGTTACCCATAAAATTGTATAACCGGCTTGCTCGAAAGATGATGTGGCAGTTGCGATGGCGCTGCACGTTTTGCCCGTACCTACAGAATGGAATAAGAGTAAGCCTTTATAGGGTGATTCTGGTGTGAAGAAAGTACGCACGAAATCTTGGGTGGGGTTTAAGGACATAATACGCGAAGCGCCGCCTACTTTTGCTTGTGATTGCGCTTGGGCCGGCTGCGCTTGGGCCGGCTGCGCTTGGGCCGGCTTCGCTTGGGCCGGCTGCGCTTGGGCCGGCTGCGCTTGGGCCACGCATTTGTTTTCCACTACAATCTCTCCCCACGTAAAATTCTTGACATAATTGGTTTTAATAAAATCACGCATTTTTTCAAAACTTAATTTTTTCGTTGGTGGACCGGCCTTCTCTTGTTTCATTTGGCTATCTGGTTTACCTTTATACTCGACAATCGCATAATCAATTTCGGCAGTTGGCGCCACATAAGGCACTAATTCCAATTGTTGCATCACTTCATTCGCCATTTGTAATGTGCTGCTGCTGCGTTTGCTACTACTGCGTTTGCTACTACTGCGTTTGCTACTACTGCGTTTGCTACTACTGCGTTTGCTACTGCTATGCTTGCTACTACTGCGTTTGCTACCTGTTGTGCCAATTTCCATATACGGCGTGGCCGATCTCTCTGGTTCAATATCTAGGTAAGACGGCGCTTTCTGCGGTTTAATATCTAGGTATCTCGGCGATCCATCTGGATTAATATCTAGGTAAGAAGCAGGTGCAAGCGAAGCAGAAGCAAGCGAAGCAGGTGCAAACGAAGCAGAAGCAAGCGAAGCAGCACGCGAAGCAGCAGCAGGCGAAGCAGCAAGCGAAGCAGCAAGCGAAGCAGAAGAAGAAGCAGCAAGCGAAGCAGAAGAAGAAGCAGCAAGCGAAGCAGCAGGCGTTCCCACATCCATATAAGGCGTTGCATTTTTTGGATTTAATTCCATATAAGTGCCTTTTTTTGTTCTTCCTTTTATTGTCGTACCTTTCGTTGAATTTCCGATATCCATATAACTTGTTGCGCTTGCTGGACTTAATTCCATATATGTGCCTTTCTTTTTCATTGTCTTACCTTTCAACGTCGTTCCTTTCAACGTCGTTCCTTTCTTCATTCGCTTATTTAATAAAAAAGGTACAAATGCCGCCCGATTCGCCCATTCTTTATTCACTTGTTCGCAATACACCGGCACACGTTTCATATAATCACATAAATAAGCACGCGGATGCTTGGCTGGTACATTTTTCTTATTATGTCCATATTTCACATAGACTTTATATAAAAAATTCACAGTGGCAGGTATATCTTTGGTCGAACGTAAACCACACTTACCTTTACAATTCACTTTATTGGCACCGCCCACAACCGCAGGAGACCCCCCCACAGCAGGAGATCCCACCGAAGTTCGTTGAGTCTCTTCATCTGCACTTCGTTCTGCACTAGACACAGACGCCTGTTGCTGCTCATATAAATAAGTCATATCATCAATACGGTGAATATTTTTCGTCAATTCAAAATCAACTGAGAGAATCGGCGCCAGTTTATACAATTGCTCTGCCAAATTCGTCATTGTTCTATCAAATCCGCTATACAAAATCGTCGCATCTTTCATTTTCGTCGCATTAGCAAAAATCTTCTTATCCTCTTCCGGATATTCTAATAGGCTTGGGTCAGCCGCTTCATAAATCTCTTTGATTTCCTCTGGTACTGCAATATAGTAATTATACACGAAAAGTGGCCAACCTACATTCGGTTCAAAATTCAACCCCTTTTGCCCACACGTCCGTGTTGCACGGCCAATCGTTTGTTTTAGATCAGCCACCGTCATCGAGGGTTCAAAGATATGCACATATTTCACATCAAATAAATCGATACCTTCTTTGAATCCACTATCGAGAATAATGAACCGCATATTAGTGCCGTGAATGTTATCAGGACGCTTGTTATACATTGTCAGTATCTCTTTCTTGAATTTCTGATTGAACTCCGAGTTAAAGAGTGGCGAAGACGAGAGAAGACCAAAGGCTTTGTCTTTGCCATCGGCGCCGGTGGGTAATAAGGATAATTTCAATGCTTTTTGTCCGGGTATCACACGTGGGGTGATAAGATTCTTGTAGCCATTGGCAATAAAGGCTGAGGCCAATATTTTAGCTCCATAACCTTCCTCTTTCACATCGGAAAAAATAAAATGTTTGAAATAATGGCCGTGGGTTTGCAAATCATTGGCGTCCACTTGCTCAATAATCCGGAAGAGTTGTTCTAATTTGGGTGAGGCATTATGGATCGCTTCTTTTACCAATTCAGGTTTAAAGGTCTTTTTATCGAGTTTATGCTCGGGTAGAATTTTACTCCAATTCTCGGTTTGGCGCATACAGGTGTAAATTTTATCGCGCTTCTTCTTATTTAGGGGGGATACCCCCCTGACCCCCCGCTCTGGGGCAGAACTGGACCGTAAATCAGTTTCGGATTCACCCGTAACGGGGGGTTCTGGGGGGTTGCCCCCCACACAGAAGTCCCGCTCTTTATAACAATTCATTACATCTGTAAATAATCCAATATCAACAGGGCTATTCTTCTTTTTATCTGGATGGTTGCGTAAAAGCCAAGCCTTGGCGTCCTCTTTGCTATTTAAATTCAACTCACACATTAAGGTTTTATTACAACCCGCCATTTTATAGTATATCTATATAATATAATAATGGCTAATTTCTTTTGCAACTTGCTTTGTTCTGTCTACTCTAATAATTCTCTCGTTTTCTATAAACCCAACAGCTTGTCGTGGAGTATCGGATCCACCGTCCGTAATTCTCGAGCTGTCTCACGGCGCACTTAAGATTGTTCACTTACATAGCATTGGTTCCCTTAGCGTTTTTTCATTCATATTATAATGCTCTTTAAGTATAATAATATGTCAAGCGAAGTAGAAGGAATAGATCTCAATATTGAAAACTACGAACTCAATGATTTATTATCTCTCTTCAAGCTCGGGTTCGAATTTGATGCAGATGATCTAAAGTGTGTGAAAAAAACCGTAATGCAGACCCACCCCGATAAATCCGGTCTCGATAAAAAATATTTCCTCTTTTTCTCAGCCGCATATAAGATTGTCTTCTCCATCCACGAATTTAGACATAAAAGTTCCAAGTACCAATCGACTGAGTATACAGTAGAAAAAGATGAAGAGAAAGAATTACTACTGAAAAGTTTGCAGAAAAAGCCCAATTTCAATAAAATCTTCAATGAGCTCTTTGAAAAGCACCGTATCAAAGATGACGAAAATGAAACTGGCTATGGTGACTGGTTCAAATCCGGCGAAAATATGGATACGCGCAGCACTACAATGGGTCAAATGAATGCCACCTTCGAACAAAAGAAACGCGAAGTAAAAGAGCTCATTCCCTTCAAAGATGTAGAGGAAATCGGCACATCAGCCTCGGGCCAATTTGACCTCACCCGTGATAAACCCGAGTATTACACATCGGCTCTCTTTAGTTCCCTGCAATACGAAGATTTAAAAAAAGCTCACGTCGAAAGTGTCATTCCTGTCACCTACGATGATTATCTGGCCCGACCGAAATTCAAAAATGTTTTAGAAATGCAGGCAGATCCGACTTACAATGACACGAAGCCGCTCTCCTTATCACAAGCCAAAGATTATCTACAACAACGGCAATCCTATCAAGCACAAAATGATGTCCGCCGTGCATATAAACTTGCCAAACAAGACGAAATTGTGCGCAAGGCGAATCAAGGCTGGATGAGTGGTTTCAAACAACTAAAATGAAATATATTATTTATATATATAAATGGCTTTACATAAATTCAGTCAATATACCCATTATATTTATCCTCTAACCATAACCATAATAATGAGTTTAATCTATAATAAATACAAAAAAAGTGAAGACGAAGATGAGAATATGCGAAATTATAAAATAGTCAAACAATATTTACTCAATGATTCTTCTTTAGCTCAAAGCAAAAAACCTATCATTTGGATTCATATGGATTATGAAGCGAATGCACGACAATGGCAAAGTTTTTTCTCACGCAAAACCGAAGACCTCAATCAGCCTTATCTCTATTTAACCTTAAAATCAATCATTGATAAATGTGGGGAAGAGTTTAACGTCTGCTTAATCGATGATGATACCTTCGGCAATATTATCCCTGGCTGGACAGTAGATTTATCACTTGTAGCCAGCCCTATTAAAATGAAAATCCGTCAATTGGCTTTGGCGAAAATTTTATACTATTATGGTGGGTTTCTCCTACCCAGTTCATTCATCTGTTTTCAAAATTTAGCTCCTCTCTATGATAGATTAACGGATGATGGAAAAATGTTTGTAGGTGAATTGGTTTCACGCACGGATGTCTCCGACAAAGTCGATTTTTTCCCTTCCACAAAATTTATGGGCTGCCAAAAAAATTGCCAACTGATGTCCGAATATATTAGTTATTTAGAAATCAATACTTCTACCGATTTTACAGCTGAAAGTCATTTTCTCGGCTCCTATAATCGCTGGTGTTATGAGAAAATTAATAGTGGCCGGATGAATATGATTCCGGCTGATATGTTGGGTGCGAGAGATACGGCAGGTAAACAAATCACCATAGACGTCTTAATGAGTAATAATTTCCTTTCGCTTTCCGAACGTGTACAAGGATTATATCTTCCCGCCGATGAAATTCTTCGACGAACAGCCTACCAATGGTTTGCACGCTTATCAGCCAAACAAGCCTTAGCGTCAGATACAACAATCGGCAAATATTTACTCATCAATAGGGGGTAAACCCCCTAAGACCCCCATGGAGGGCGGCGGTGAGCGGGGTTGTAGGGGCAGAGCCTCTAGAAATAGTATATAAATAGAATTGAATAACTATAGTTATATAATTAATATGCCCTACATCGTTTATAGTGGAATAGGTGCAAAAGAAACAGAAATACATTCTATTGAAGAATTTTTAGATATTATGAAAAATGCCTCGTTGCATTACTATGAAATGTCTTCTCTTGGATTTGATATGGAATATAAAAAATATTTACTTCCTCGTGATTTTACAAAGTTTACATTGGAAGAATGGATAGATTATACAGGTGCTGAATATTATGATTCCGAATGGTAAAGGGGGCTAGCTCGCCGCTACGCAAGCCCGCCGCTACGCAAGCCCGCCGCTACGCAAGCCCGCCGCTACGCAAGCCCGCCGCTACGCAAGCCCGCCGCTACGCAAGCCCTAACCCCCACGGTGGGCGGACGCGGTGAACGGATGTTTACACCCAGTGCATCCGCTCAACAAATGGGGGTGTGTTAGGACTTGCCCCTAAGTGGGGGTGTGGGGGCTTGCCCCCATATAGATCGAATAAACGATCTCATATGTTGAATTATTATAGACTAGCTTCGTCTCGTATTTTATACCAATACTATTACAAAGTTGCCTGATAATGGTAATGAACTTTATATAGTCCATTTTTCGCCGAACATAATGTTTTTTGGATTCATAGTAATAGTCATCAAGACTTTTCGTAAAAGGCGTAATAGTGTCTCGAAAAATAGCTTTTTTATACAGACTTTTATTGAAAATAAAACATTCCTCTGTTTCTTCGCCATTTTCTCTTATAAAATCCCATAAAATTTCCGGCTGTATTATGGTTTTAAATATTTGATTTTTCATTTATACTATAAGGATAAATTTTATATATTAAAAATACTTATATAAAATTTTATTGTACCGCTACATTATCAATTGCTTTAGCCAGCTCGGTTGCACTAGCGTTAGCCGAATCTGTTGCACTAGCGTTAGCCGAATCTGTTGCACTAGCGTTAGCCGAATCTGTTGCACTAGCACTAGCACTAGCCGCTCCGCTTGCAAAAATATTAATAAGATTATTCGTAAAATGTGCCAACTCTATATCATCCTCGTGCACATTATTGAAAATAGTTATGTACTTACAAATATACGGAATAATTGCGTATTTTTCCTCTTCGGTCAAGAGTGCCGTATTTTTCAAATAAATAAAATAGTTGTCCAAAATATCCATCACCGAATAGCCGCGATTCGATAAAACATAAATTAAAGCAACCGCTTTCCGCAAATCCTGTTCATGCTTACAGATACTTGTAAAATTATTAAATTCGTAAAAGGATATATTCGTACATACTTGATTCGCCAACTCAATCGTAATTTCTCGGTTCAAAAGTTTGAATTTCTCCAAATAGTTCACAATAATTCGAATTGATTTGTTACTAATAGAGATAATGAAATCACTTACTTCGGATGTAATATGAATATTCTCCAATATACAAATTTTCCCGATTATTTTTATCAGCTTATTTTCAGGTAGAGTCCGTTTTTTAATAATCGTCAAACGTGATTGCAAACTATCAATCACTTTTTGAGTATTGATGCAAGAGCCAATAAAATGCACATTATGGCTATATTTATCAATATAATTACGAAATACTTGCTGGCTCTGTTCATTGATAAAATCAATATCATCCACCACCAAGATTTTCTTCTTCCCTGATAAACTACTCGGCGTTTGACAAAACGTCTTCACATCGACGCGATAATACGAGATCCCCTGCTCTTTCAAATTATTGATGTATAAGATGTTTTCGTTCCCAACAATATTCACTGTACCATAATATTCGTGTATAATCGCATTGATTAAGGAAGTCTTACCACAACCTGAATCCCCTATAAAAAGAATATTTAATACATTCATCTCAAGTAAGGTTTTCAATAAAATATTCAGGTCTTCTTCTAAATCAAATTCATTCAACCAGAGTGGTTGATATTTATACAGGAACGGTTTTTCCATTTTACTAATTAATATTCGTAAATAACTATTTAAGTTTATATTTCTTTATAACAATAAATGAGTAATTATTATGAAGTCTTAGGCGTTCCGGAAACAGCGAGTCAGGAAGACATTAAAAAAGCCTATCGCCAACTATCTCTCAAGTATCACCCTGACCGCAACAGCAATTCACCCGAGTCTACGACGAAATTTCAAAGCATCAGTGCTGCTTATGAAGTGCTCGGTGACGAAGATAAACGCCGCCAACACGATATGCAGTCGAAAATGCAATTTGGCCCCGGTGGTGGTGGAATGCCTTTTCATATGCCGTTTGCCAATATGGGTGCTAATATGGGTGCTAATATGGCAGGCGGCGGTGGTTTGCCGACCTTCTTTACAACATCGACCAACGGAAATTTTGATCCAGCCGACATCCTGAATTTTATGTCCAATAATTTTTTCGGTCAAGGTGGCGGTGGCATCAAGATTGATGGGAACGGCATCCGCGTCGGCGGCAATGTCTTCAATATGGATAATCTCAAGCAGCGCCTAGCGAAACCCACCCCTATTATTAAAACGGAAACAATCACTCTTAGCAAAGCTTATACCGGCTATAATATGCCGATTGAAATCACCCGTTGGATCGTCGAAGGTGATGTGCGACGAGAAGAAACCGAAACGATTTATATTCCAATTCCGTGTGGCGTTGACAATAACGAAATCATTATTTTACGAGAGAAAGGTAATGTTCTCTCCGAGAACAACAAAGGCGATATCAAAGTCTTTATTAAAATAAATAATGATACAGACTTTGTGCGAAATGGTCTTGACTTGACCTTGAATAAAACGATTAGTTTAAAAGATGCGCTATGTGGATTAATCTTTGATATGCCTTATTTAGATGGACGCACCTTCAAGCTCAATAATAATGTAGGCAATATTATTACAAATAATTACGTGAAAGTTGTTCCAGGGCTCGGTATGAAACGCGCGGAGCATACCGGCAATTTACTAATTAATTTTAATGTCACTTTTCCCGAACAATTGACGACGGAGCAAATCGAGGCGTTGCGCACGATTCTTTAAAAACTTACTTCTCAATCAAGACGGCCTTCGCAATTTTCTTCATTATTTTGTTTTCACTATCGACGAACTCCTCCTTCCCACCCATCGCCTGTCCCATCATTTGAACGTACACATCGTTTAAAGGGTGCTGATTATTCATACAGGCCGGATACTTCTGGCTCCACGGCACGAGCATCGCACTGTTTTTATAGGTGACACGTTTAATGGCTTTGCGGATTCGATCATAGGTGCACGTCTCTTTTTCCCAAACATTATCATCCTTCACATACATAATCTCTCTTTTGGCATCACTACAATGAATCGGTCGTTTGTATATATCCAATGCATTGAGTTTTCGAATGATAATGTTACTTATCCCTTCTACATAACCGAGCTTTCCCACATCTTCGAGATCCGAGAGTTCTAACGTCATCGAATTGACAAAATCCATCAGATTCATCGCATCCTTACATTGTTCATTCAAGAAAAACTGCAAATTAAACGTCTTGTTATGACTATTGTTTTGCGAAATATATGTCCCACTATTCGCATTTTTACATACATCCAAGACTTGTTTCTGCAATTCGTGATTTTGTTTTTGCAAATCATTGTTGTTTTTCACAATCTCCAACACCAGATTCGTGAGAAATTTCACTTCATTCTCGGATGGTTCATTTAAATTCACTGGTTGGCATATTTTCTTGTGCTTCCATAGCCCGCTGTGAGTTTTGTATACTTTTCCACAACCGCACTCGTGGATTTTTTCGGTGGTGAAATTTACTTCCAAAATACTTCCATTTTCTTTCCGTTTGTGTTTACGTGTGAGTAGGTGGCGCTTCAATTCGGATTGGCGAGAGCATTTAACGTCACAAATTGTGCAGCTGAAATTTTCGGTGAAATCGGTGAAATTTTCGGGTTCCATTTCTTTCCTATATGGAAAGAATATTTTTCACCTAAATCCTTTTTTTTAATCATATTTTTTCGATGAAAAAAAATATGCTCACAACATTTTTCGTCTTTTTTTGAAAACGAGAGCATAATGGTCACAACCCAAAAAATCGGGTTTTTTTATTCCAATTTGGGAGGGCCAAATGAAAAATGGACATTTTAAAAATGTCCAAAATCGAGTTCTGAACGTCAAACCTGAAATTGTGATTTTTTGAATATCTATAGAAATAGAATGATCGATTTTTTTTGTAATTTTTCTGTTTTGCGGACGCACCCTTTTGCAGTGGGTTCCATCAATTTTTTTCAATCAAGACAGCCTTGGCAATTTTCTTCATTATTTTATTCTCACTATCCACAAATTCCTCTTTTCCTCCCATCGCTTGGCCCATCATTTTTACATAGACATCATTAAGTGGATGCTGGTTATTCATACAGGCGGGATACTTCTGGCTCCACGGAACTAACATAGAACTATTTTTATATGTCACCTTTTTTATAGCTTTGCGTAATTTATCGTAATTACTGTTCTCTTTCTCCCAAACATTATCATCCTTCACATACATAATCTCTCGTTTCGCATCGCTACAATGAATGGGCCGTTTGTATATATCTAAAGCATTCAGATTTCGAATGATTATATTACTGATGCCTTCGACATAACCGAGATTCCCGACATCTTCTAAATCCGAAAATTCTAATGTCATCGAATTGACAAAATCCATCAGATTCATTGCATCTTTACATTGTTCGTTCAAGAAGAATTGCATATTGAAGGTTTTGTTATGGCTATGATTGTTACTGTTAACCATTGACCCTTTACTACAGACATCCATCATTTGTTTTTGCAAATCGCCATTATTCTTCACCAATTCCAAAATGATGTTTTTGAAATCTTTGTTTTCATTGATTAATAATTCGATGACGGAATCTTTGTCTTTTATATAACCACCAATCGATTCGGGGTCAATTGGAACTGCTAAACTGGGTGCTGCTGGGCTTGATGATTCTAGACTTGATGATTCTAGACTTGGTGATTCTACACACGTTTTCTTGTGCTTCCATAATCCGGTCCGTTCTTTATATATTTTGTTACACAATGTGCAGTTAAATTTTAATTGGGAACTTTTGAGATTTTTATTGTTGAAATCTGTTGAATTTAAACGTTTCAAATGTTTAACGGTTTCTAAATGTCGGCTATATTGACTTAATCGCGACGTAGTATAGTCACATAGTTCACAATTATAATTAGTCGAACTTTTGGTGAACTTTTTTGTTGCTAATGTTGCCATTTTTTTGTAATATGGCAACATTTTAAAGTTCCTAAAGCGTCCGCGCCCAAAAAAGTGATGGTAACAACATTTTTGGCGAAAAATAAAAAGAAGACCATTATGGTCACAAATCAAAAAATGAAAGTTTTTGATTCCAATTCGGACGGCCCTTTTGGTTTTTGGACATTCCAAAAATGTCCAAAATCGAGTTCTGAAAAACAAACCTGAAAAAGTGAAATTATAAGAATTTATTTATCTTTTTTTGTTATATATCTTTGTTTGTTCCTGCGCTTGGCGATACGTCTCGTATTTTTACCTTTCTTGGTATTTTTGCGACTCGTATTTTTGTCTTTGCTATTCTTGCCTTTGCTATTCTTGCCTTTTTTGGTGCGCTTGCTTGTATTTTTGCGCCTTGCAACCTTTTTTAATAATTGCCGACAGGCCGGCGAATAACATGTTTTTAAACTAGGTGACTTCATACATTGTGGTGAATAACATACATGCTTTATTTTGTTCATATACTATATATGAAGATTAAAAACGGCATCCGCTATGAAAAGAATGGATGGATTTATATCTCAATCAAAGGCAACCCGAGTGATATCGGCTATGCTCACGGCTTCTTGGTGGCCAAGGAAATTAAAGAAATATTCAAAATGTTAGAGTTTACAATCTACGATGATTATGGCTATAAACTCGAATTATTCAGTGATATTGTTGGCGGTATTTGGGGCCCGATTATTAAAAAAAGTTTTCCGGAATATTATGAAGAGATTGTCGGAATCACCAAAGGCGCCAATGCCGGAGGATGCAAAGTCTCGGTGGATGATATGATTATGTGGAATTGTTTCGCCAGTATTGATTCGTTCTTTAGCGTTGTACCCGATGTGATTAAAGACTACCCCGAACTCGATAAAAAATATGGCGAGCTTTTTTCAGCTGGTGCAGCCAGTGGGCACAGCGAAGGTGGCGGTATATCTGAAACAAATATTGCAAGAACGGTTAACTTTACTCGATCACGCTCCGGTGGCTCCAATTCAACATCGACGGTGCCGATGATTGAGAAATTCCTCTCTGGTGGAAGTCCCGACCGTTGTTCTGGGTTTATGGCTGTTGGTAGTTATACCAAAGACAAGAAGATTGTCTGTGGTCATATTACTTTCGACAATTTCATTACCGGTCAAAACTATAATCTAATGATTGATTTACAGCCGACGAAAGGTGCGCGTATTCTTATGCAATCTGCGCCGGGTAAAATTTCCAGCGAAACGGATTTCTATGTCACCAGCAACGGTTTTATGTGCACCGAAACAACTATTGGCGGCTTCAATAAATTTGAATTGAGAGATCCGATTTGTTGCCGCATCCGCAAAGCAATGCAATATGGGAAAACCCTTGATGAAATCAAAGACCATTTGGTGAAAGAAAATAGCGGGGATTATGCGAATGCGTGGCTTGTCGGTGATACTAAAACCAACACCATTATGCGGGTGGAACTGGGCTTGAAATATATCAATGTAGAGAAGAAGAAGGATGGCTGTTTTATTGGTTTTAATAGTGCGGACGATCCGCGGTTGCGAAATTTGGAATGTGCCAATACGGGGCATTATGATATGCGGCGGCACCAAGGGGCACGGCACGTCCGTTTGACTGAATTAATGGAACAGCATAAAGGCCAGATTGACTTGAAAATCGCCGAAGAAATTATGGCCGACCATAAAGATGTGTATTTAGATCGCATCAACCCGTGCTCGCGAACCGTGTGTAGTCACTATGAGCTCGATGACCGCGCTTTTATGTCAGACCCCTCACGACCGAAGCCCTTCCAGCCACGTGGATCTTTAGATGGTAAGGTATGTGATACGACGTTGTGTAAGAAAATGGGCTTTATGGCACGCTGGGGTACATCGTGTGGTATTCCTTTTGATAAAACTGAGTTTTGCAAACGGAATATTATTTGGGCGATTCAAGAACCCTATCTTAAAGATAGACCACAACAGCCGTGGACAGAATTCACGATTCATAAAGGCGCTATAAGCGTGAAGAATCTGACAAAGAAGAAGGAAGAGAAGGTTTTGCAAATGAAGCGGACCAAGAAGAATAAACTGAAGGGGTTGGCACCCCCTACATCCCCCATTACGGGATAAGCGGACGCACTCTTAGAGATATAAAATAACATATATAAAGTTAAACCACTTTATATATTTTAATGGCGACATTGAAGCGCATAAAGAAAGAACTAGAAGAAATGCAAAAGAACCCACCGGAAAATTGCTCGGCCGGTTTAATCAGCGAAACTAACCTTTTTCATTGGCGAGCGACAATTATTGGACCGGAGGGTAGTCCTTATCACGGTGGAATTTTTTATCTGAACATTCAGATGCCAACGGATTATCCATTCAAGGCACCACAAATTAAATTCATCACTAAGATTTATCACTGCAATGTGAATACAAATGGGTCGATCTGCTTAGATATTTTGAAAGATAAATGGAGTCCGGCACTCACTATTAGTAAAGCACTTCTTAGTATTTGTTCATTGATCGACGACCCGAATCCGAACGATCCATTGGTCTATGAAATCGCGGACCTTTTTCTAAAAGATAAAGCGAAGCACGATGCGAATGCACGAGAGATGACACTTCAATACGCGACTGGTTAAACGGGGGAAACCCCCGTGAGCCCCCCATTATGGGGAAGGGCGGATATGAATTGTCGATACATTCGTATTTCAAAATGCCGATTTTTTTATAAATAAATAAAATTGAATTACCTTTTTATGTATTTTAATATAAACAACGAACGAAAATGGAAACGATTACCAAAGAAGTTTTGCTAAAAAGCGACCCAGCCTTGGAAAACCGCCCGTATCAATTAAAAGCATTGTTAAGCATTTTCCTTTACGCAAAATGCTTGGTAAAAATGTTTTGTGGAACAGGTAAATCCCGTATTATTACAAATGTGATTATTCACGAAAAAAAAGAATTAAGTGTCGTGGTTTTTCCATCCCTTGCACTCATTAGTCAATATTCGGCGGACTATTTGAATAATGAAGAATACGTTAGACATTTCAAAAAGCATAAGACGATGAATGTGTCGTCTGAGAGTTTAACAACCATTGACAGCACAACCGCACCAAAAGAAATCAAAAAGTTTCTGAAATTGAAAAGTCCAAAAATTATATTGGTGACGTATCAGAGTTTTCAGGTCTTATTGGATTGTTTGGAAGGGCAGAAAATCGGTTTGGTCTGCTACGATGAAGCCCACCACGTCGTCTCACCTGAAACGCAGAAACTGGTTTTCGGTACGGCCTATTATGAAAAAGAAGTGTTCTTTACCGCGACACCCAAGAATGAAAATGGCATTACGATGTTTGACCGAGATGACCCTGAAAAAAATATGTGTGGTCCGGTAGCGTATGACTATACCTATTTACAAGGCTTAGTGGATGAAGTGCTGAATGCGTTTGAAATCTGTATTGATATGTATACCGAGAATACGAATGCGTCTATTTATGAAGCGATGGCGCGGGCCATCTTAGCACGGAATACCAGTCGGGTGTTGTCTTTTCATTCAGGCGTGAATGGGGTGAGCAATACGAATGTCTGGAACTTCGTGAATGAAACCGAGTTTAATACCGCATTTGCGAAAGTGCAAAAAGCCGAGTTCCCTGAAAAAGCGGGATATTATACCAAGATAACCTTTAAGGGTATGGACGGAAATACGCCTTCAATTGAAAGAAAAGCGATGCTTAAAGCCTTAGATGACACTCCGAATAACGAAATCTATATCATCGCTTCATGTGAAACAATTGGCGAGGGAGTAGATACCAAGAAAGCGAATATGTGTCTCTTCGCTGACCCCAAATCGTCTATTACAAAAATTATCCAAAATATTGGGCGCGTCGTACGACGAAATAAGGCTCACCCTGTATCCACCATTCTTATTCCATGCTGGGTAAATATGGAAAACTACGCAGCCGCAAATGGCGATCGAGTAAAACAAGATGAACTCATTCGTCAACAAATGCGGTCAGAGAAGGGCGATTATGCATCTATTCTGAATGTCTTGGGTGCCTTAAAACAGGAAGATCCGGAACTGTATGAGATGTGTTTGAATTACCCGAACCGACGATACAAAGAAGAATCCTTGGAAGAACAGGGGTTTCGGATTGTAGATGCAAGCGACGAAGACGAAATAGAAGAATATTCCTCTGAAGAAGTCCAAGAAATGAAAGAAACTGGAGAACCCTTAGAAATTCATACGAACGACACGATTGAACGGTTCAATGAAGATTCAGAGGATGAACCTTTAAGGCGTTTATATCATGACGAAGAGGAAGACGTTTATAAACCTATTGTCCGCACAGATGATGAAAGCGAATCAGATGAAGAAGACGAACGCCAAATTATTCAACCACCAAAACCAAAAGCCAGTATAAAAATGTCTATCCACCAAGACGACGCTATTCAAATGTTGTGGGGCGTGATAGGCGAACTGGATTTCAGCAAAAAGTTTTGCTCGGTGGTGATTGAATGTGAAGTGGTGAAAGTTGACCCGATGGAAATTGCGATTGCTATTGTGGAAAGAGCAATCGCACGAGAATCAAATGGAAAGAATTTATTGCCACGAGATTTATATCGTATAACAGAACGAAATGAATTTGAAAAACAAGAATATTCTGATTATATTAAATTGCGTAATTGGAAAAGAAAAAATTATTTATCAATTAAATTAATTAATTATTTAAATGAAAACTTATGTGGTTGGAATCACATAAGATACACATTTGAAGACGCTACGTATAATGCCAAATTAATTGTTGAACGGGCGAGATTGCGTGAATCAAACGGGCAAAATTTGTTGCCTAAACATTATTGTGGAGATGAATGCACAAGTGAACAACAATTAGAAAAAAAAGATGCTATGCGACTAGGAAATTGGTCAAACGGTCTTACTGTTAATAATAAGGTTGCGATATTTATTAAACCATATTTGGACGAGTTCTTGCCTGGATGGAACAACGATTTAGATGAGATTGCTATGAAATATGCCATCGGGTTAGTTCAACGAGCAAAAGAACGCCAAATAAAAGGATTAAACTTACTTCCTCGTTATCGTCCAAAGAATCAATATCCGAATTTGTCAGAAGAACAAATTCAAGAGAATTCTGATAAAGCCAAACTTGATTCTTGGGATCACGTATTGAAGGGTACAGGTAAAGGAAGATGTTCTGATGATATTCATAAATATTTGAACGAACATTTACCTGGATGGCGTGAAACACTTGATGACAAATGTATAAAAGAAGTAAACGAATTGATAAAACGTGCAAAAACACGGGAAACAAATGGCGGGGATTTATTGCCAAAACAGTTTCATCATATTCTAAAAAATGAAAGAACGCCGGCACAAAATATCGAATATAAAGATGCCAATAAATTAAAAAATATTAAAAAAGCAATAACTACACAAGAAAAGAACAAACCAAAAAAAAATGTAAAGAAACCAACGAAGAAACATGAAAAAAAAAGAAGAAAAGTTTCAAAAACTGTCATTGATTTATTGGATGAAAATTTGCCCGGATGGAATGAAAGTATAAATGATATCGCAATTAAATTTGCGAATGATATTATAAAACGAGCAAATATTCGTAAAGAAGCAGGTGGAAAATTATTACCAACAAATTATTCTAAACCCAAAAATGGTGAAGACGTGAGAACGGAAGAACAAAAACAAGAACAACTTGATGATAATAAATTACGAAATTGGCGTTCGGCATTAGCAGGTTCTGAAAATGCTGTATGTTGTGATGAAGTGCGTGATTTATTAGATGCTAACTTACCAAAATGGAGAGAACTAAAAGGTAAAGGAAAAAAACAACCAGTCCCTGAACCAACTCAACCCGAAGCACCACCACCCAAGAAACCCAAGTTAATTCTAAAAAAACAAACCGCCATCCCTATAGCAACTACAACCGCAACAGAAACAACAACACCGCACCATTTCCCGCCTCCATCTGAAATTGGTATCTTACACAAAACTTATTTAAAAATGCGTTCTGATACGCTTAATGCAAAGTTCAAATCTGAGCCACAACTCTGGCAGGATTACCACGCCGCACGCAAACGCAATTTTGCCACATACGACACCGGATCTATCCCATCTAATCAGATTATTCGGGAACTGGAAAAAATCCAAACGAAACGGCGAAAAGTTGTCGTCGATATGGGTTGCGGTGAAGCCCCGATCGCTCATCATTTTCAAAACGATAATCGCTTTACTTTCCATAACTACGACCACCAATCAGGCGGTGACCCGCTTATACAAGAAGTGGATATTTCCGCCTTACCCTTAGACGATGCCTCGGTGGAAATTGGCATCATGTCCTTAGCCCTCTGGGGAACGCACGAAAATTGCACGCAATACATTAAAGAAGCGTATCGAGTCTTGGAAAGCGGCGGCAAGTTTTACATCAGTGACAGCACCAAAAAATGGTCACCTGAACCACTCACACCAGAAAACGGAGGCGACGTTTTACGCACACTACTTACTACCAACGGCTTCAAGATTATAAATGAATCGATTGGGTCGCCCTTCTGTTTATTCGTGTGTGCAAAAATCTATTAATGTGTTTAGTTGTTTTGATATGCCGAAATAATTTTTTTTATTCCAGATTGTAATAATCACAATTATAATACAATAATAGTGATTTAAACACAAATACGGGGTTGTAGGGGCAGAGCCCCTATGAGATCCGCTTCGTCGCAATAGACGCACTCACAATATAGAGCGAGTTTTCCGTCACAATGATATATTCACCTTCGACCTTGTAGATCTTTTCAATAGGCGAGGTGTATTCATCCTCACTCTTCACCAACAACTTTTCACCGTTATCACGAACGCCAATAAGTACTTTACTATCCTGCGAATTTGTCCAATAGTCTAGCATAATTGGCTTATCATCTACAACGGCAATTTTTACACAATGCTGCAAACATTGGTTACTGGGGGCCGTAAAAGTTGGCACTGTAGCTTTATCGGACATCTATATACTTACGGTTTTAAAATCTTTAAATACTTTTGGACGAATTAAAAATAATTATACTTAATATAATGGCAAGTGAAACGGCTGCTGCAAGTGAAACGGCTGCTGCAAGTGAAACGGCAAATGAAATAGAGGCAAATGAAACAGACACAAATGCAAAAGAGACAAAATCGTGGGAAATCTTCTACGCCTATTCAAAAATAATGAACGACTATTTATATCATTTTACAGAATCAGAAAAATATAAAAAGGCAGGAAAAGATTGCACTTATTTATTGATAAATGGCTTTACAACATTAACCCATGTCTTTAAAATAATGCTAAATCATACATTAACTTTGGCTATCGAAAACACCGAAAAAGCCATCTATTATTACACTCAATTCATTGAACAAATGGACGAAAATATAATGTATGACTTGAATGTCTCGTCAAACAATGCTTCTTTGTTTGTTTATAAAAAAACCATAACTAACTTACAAGAAAAACAAAATATAGTTTCAAGTGATTGTATTAAAAATATAAATGATTTATTGCTAATATATCGTCGGTTATTTGATAAATTAATTCAGAAGAATGGTTACAATTCATCTATTCCATCAAAATTGAACACACTGGCGATTGAATTGCATAAGAATAACGAGCATAAGAATAACGAGCATAAGAATAACGAGCATAAGAATAATAGCGGTGAATTAGTGTTTCATACCGAACTGGTAAATGTTATGTTATTTATTAATCATTTACCTCATACTAAAGAAAAGGAACTTCCTGAATCTACACTTTACGATGCGATATATTTGTATATTAAAAAGTATAGGAAATATGCGTTAAATTTGGAAAAAATATTTAAAAAAAAGGCAGAACCAAATTATGATAGCAAATTAATGAATGAAAGTGTAACAAATTATATTAAATGGCTTCTAGACCAAAATTAACTTTTTACGAATTTTTCGCGGTTTATCTAATGCAACGCCTGTTATCGGTTTGGCTAAGATACTTAAACCTTTTATTTCGTCATATTCAACCTCAAACATTTGTCGCAAGAAATTATAAATTTCATAGAGCATTTCTTCCGAACATTTGCCCACGATCAAAACACTTCCGGTGCGAAAGACCATAAAAGATATTTTGCTCACAGTTGTTCCACTTGCCGTTGACGGCTGAATACCGGTCTGAACATCGAGTAACGCATTGTGATAAAATTCGCACTGAATACCCGGATAAGAACACGGATCGAAATTACTATTTATTTTATACTTGTATTTCAACAATTTATACATCTTCTCTCGGTTGATATAATAGCCGCAACTAAAATTCGAATTGATCATCACCGTTTCGCTCTTATGGTCTAAAAACCCGAGTGGCGGTAAGGTTGCGTCGACCACCACAATGGGCGTTAAAATCTCAACCAGTAAAGTCAAGACCTTATTTAAAATCGTGGAATCTTGAATACCCGGAATTTCCAATTTGCCAGTGTTGAACACTTTCACGTGAATTTCTTTGTAAGCATTGTTGTGTAGAAGGCGTAAGATGACGACAAAACAATTGTAAAAGGCGCTTTTGCGCTTGCAGCGGTAACTCGTAATATCCTTCTTGCAAATGCCGATACTGACCTTACGGACGTCCTTAAATTTGTTGCGACCATCGGTAGCGTGCACTTGGTTGATGATATAATCGTCCACATAATCGTAGCTTGTTTTCTCCTTTTCAATTTCGCTTACTTCTTCGGGTGTTGTAGAGTTGAATTTCATTTGTTTTTTAATGACGCCAGTATGGGGGTCGTGATATTTAATCAAGGGGATGGTCCAAAATACTTGTTTTAAATCAATAGGATAATTCAAATAAGAGATTTTTGTTTTGGTCGAGATATTTAAGGGCGAACATTTAGGTATGTGTTCTATTAATGTTGCGACATCATCCAAATTATTTGCCACGGATTGTGGGACAATATCATCGCAACAGAAATTTGACCAAGCCGAATCAATGTCATTTATTTCTTCTTCATATGAACGCAATGATCCTGAACCTAATTCTTTTGCACCTAATTCTTTTGCATACGCCATTCCTAAGTTGTTTTACAACCGTTTCTTTAAGTTATTCTATTTCAATTATTTTCTAAATAGATATAAAATGGATGAGATCGCCAAATCAATCGCTATACCCAAACGCGTTATAAGTGAACAATATAGTTTAAGTAATATACAATTTGGACCGACTCAAAATTCCCCACCAAGTTTATGGAAGATGCGTTTAAATAAGCGTATTGGCACGGATAATCCTCTGAAAAAATGCGTTCATTCATAAAATACACGGTTAATCAAATAACTCGTGTAATTTCAAGACGGTGTAGTTCACAATATAATCAATCGGCGGCTCATTCAAATGCATAATAAATTCAGTAAATTTCAAGAAATCACTTGTTAAATACTCTTGCTTAAAATGAATAATATAATTCAAATAATCCTTTATTATATTTTTTATCTCGATATTATAGTCTGAACTAATTTTATAGATTTGTTTTTTCGATTCCGTATATTTCTTCTTATCTTTTATCATTAGTGTTAATTCATTCCAAATATTATCATCCACCACTTCTTTGTTTGTGACAATATATTGGTTCGATTGGATATAATTAATCATACTACGGATGTCGGATTTAAATAACCGCTGAATTGATCTTAATTTTTCATAAGGAATCGTAAGCGCTTCTTTGGTGCAAATCGCGGACAAAAAATGGATAATATCAGGCTCGGGTAATTGGTTAAAACGGATGCGCATAAATTCATTCTGTAACGATTCGTCGATGCGACTAATATAATTGCAAATAAGACAAAAGCGCACATTATTATTAAACCCTTGTAAGAGATATTTGAGCGCTTGTTGGGCATTTTTAGTCATATAATCGACCTCATCCAAGATAACAAATTTAATACCATTGTGAAAAAGCGAATTGGAATTGACAAACTGGTGAATCTGACTACGAATGATATCGATACCTCTTTCGTCTGAAGCATTCAAGTGAATCATCAGTCCTTTGTTGAGTTGATTATGCTTCTCTTGAAATTTATTCACCAAATTAATAATAGTGGTGGTTTTGCCGGTGCCGGGCGGACCATACAGCAATATATTTGGAAAATAATTTGTCTCGATAATACGGTCGATGATGGTCTTGTTAAAAGGGTCCAAGACAATATCATTGAGGTTATTGGGGCGATATTTTTCTACCCAAGGTATAGTTTTATCGATGCATATGGTTTTATCGATGCATATGGTTTTATCGATGCATATGGTTTTATCGATGCATATGGTTTTATCGACATGGGTCATTATAGTGAATTAACTATTTTGTTTTTAATATAAAAATAAATATCTATATTAAAAATAATGGCAGGGATTATGGAATTATATGCGGATTGTGGGTATTTGGAAATAATAAAAGGACCTATGTTTTCAGGCAAAACCACACGTCTCTTGGATATTTATAAGAAATTTTCCTTTTGTGAAATAAAAACAATGGTTATTAATTATGAAAAAGACAACCGTTATTCTGATATTTTACTTTCCTCACACGATAAAGTAATGATTCCGTGCATTAAAGCATTGAAATTAAGTGATATTATTCAATTTACTAATGGTAGTGTCGATCATACTATAAATAAAAAATATTATGAAGATTTTATGCTTTCAAAAGTGATCTTAATCAACGAAGGGCAATTTTTCGCTGATATTGTTGAATGGGTTACGATTGCCGTTGAGAAGTATCATAAAAATGTTTATATTTGTGGTTTAAACAGCGATTTTACACGTAGTAAATTTGGAAATTGGCTTGATTTGGAGGCCATCAGTGATAATATCGTAATGCTGCATTCGTTTTGCAGTCATTGTAAAAAACGACCGGCAATTTTTAGTCATCGACTAAGTAACGAAAAAGAGTTGGAAGTGATTGGCGCAGACTGTTATATTCCAGTTTGTCGGAAATGCTATAATATTCTTACTACTAAACCTCGAATGTTACCTTTGAACAACCCTTTTATTATAGAGTCATCAAATATAGACTCATCAAATATACATTATTATCCACTTAAAAAAGCTTAATTATTTAATAAAACCATTTAAATTTCTTTATGATATAACTGTAATTATGTCGGATGCAATAAAGCCCAAAAGAGTCCGGAAAGCTAAAAAGAGTGCAAGCGAAGCAGGAGCAGGAGCACACGAAGTAGCACACGTAGGAGCAGAAGCACATGTAGAAGCACACGAAGTAGCACACGAAGTAGCACACGAAGCAGCAAACGAAGTAGCAAGTGCAAGCGCAAACGAAGTAGCACACGAAGTAGCAAGTGCAAGCGCAAACGAAGTAGCAAACGAAGTAGCAAGTGCAAGCGCAGCAGATGCAAGCGCAGCAGATGCAAGCGCAGCAGATGCAAGCGCAGCAGATTTAGCACCTCAAGCAAAAACCACGGACGTCAAATTACCCAAAAAACGTGGTCGAAAACCCAAGGGTGGTAAAATAATTCAAAATAATTTTACATTAGAAACCAGTAAAATTCACGAACCGAACATAATTATGCATCTTAAATGTGGTGAAACAGATTTGGCACAAAATACATTTATAAATGACTCAAATATACAACCAGTCGAAACATTCCAATTCGAAAAGACAAATGATCTCGGCTATAGTGTCATTGATTATGGCGTCAAAGATGGCGGTGTCAAAGATTATATTACCAAAAACGATTATAATGAAATTCAACCAGATGCAAATGAAAAAAAATACACAAACGAAAGTGATGAGACGCGGCAAATATGGGGGAAATTAAAAGAATTGACTTATCAGCTGCATACAAATAGTATATCCGATAAAAAGTCCGCGTGCTTTTGGTGCACGTGTGATTTCGATAATCCGACGATTTTAATCCCCAAGTTCGAGTTAAATAAGATGTATCATTGCTATGGTTGTTTCTGTAGTCCTGAATGCGCCACAGCTTATCTCTTTGAAGAACACGTGGATAGTTCGACGCGGTTTGAGAGATACCATTTGCTCAACCATATCTATTGCAAAATATACAACTACGAAAAGAACATAAAACCTGCGCCCAATCCTTATTATATTTTAAATAAATATTATGGTAATCTCTCCATTCAAGAATATCGCAAGCTCTTGAAGAACGAAAGGTTACTCTTAATTGTGGATAAACCTTTGTCACGTGTCCTACCCGAGCTTCACGAGGATAATGATGATTATATGTTTAATGGTGCCACGATTTCGACCTCGAATAAATTCAAATTACGCCGGAAGACGAAACAGACCAAGACGGATATTTTGACGGATACGTTTAATATGGGGGGTGCCCCACCACGCCCCCCACCTGCGGCGAATAACGTATCAAATTAGGTGTTTTAATCTCTATATTTGCGTAGATATATAGATTAAAAGGAAAAATTGAAATTAAAAAAATCAAATAATATTAATCAAAATACAAAGACAAGAATGGAACGAACGATCAGAACAATCGCAACCGTCTCTTTTGACAAAATGACGCATAAACAAGTTCAAGACGGTCGTCAAACCTTGGGGCAAGACATTGAATCCATCCGGAGGGATAATACCGATCGATATGCTCCTTATGGCGAATTCGACGACAATAGTGTTTGTTGGGGTAGAGCGACATTAGCCGGCAAAAATATTCAATCCAACAAAATTGACGTGTTTGACAACGGAAGTTTTGATAATGAAGATCGTTTTAAACGTGCTTTCACAAAAAACAAAGTTGAGACAGATACACGCTACAATTCAGCCAAACCAATCCTTGGCAAATATAACTACGGACTGACCAATTCCTCTATTCTGCTCGGTGACGATGCGTATCTAATCCACCATTTTGGTGATGGTATCTATAAAAAAACCAAATTTAGTGTTGAGAAAGCTATCCGCGAGAACACTATTACGGAAAATATATGCGATGCATCAGTGGATGAAATAGAGCAATTTCTTCGCTATCAATATATGATCGACCCATCATATGACCAAAAAACCGGCCGTGGTACGCATTTGCGAATTGAAAATTTGGTTCGAAAAAATACACCCGATACATTTACACAACTCTGCCGGTTTATGTATGGCTTGTATTCGCCGGAATGTCATCAAAGAACGACATTCAAGCTTTATAATTCCATTCATCATGCCTCAGCCAATCCAACTACCGTAGACGAGTATACTATTGCGCCGAACGATTTATCATTTGGCGCCAAGCCGTGTGAAACCAACACTGTCTATGTCTATCGTGACGAAAAGGATGAAGACAAATTCATATATACAAAAAAACAATTAACAAACAAACACGAACTCTATCATTTTGTTGTTAAAGTATTTGTCTTTGACGAAAGTCAAGCGGCCGCCGAAAAAGAAATATTCGGTAATAAGACACATACAGAACGGGTTGGTTTTGGTATACGACGCGCAGGTCGGTTAGTAACAGGGATCTTCCCGAAGCTTTGGGTGTTATCAAGTGGCGAAATGCGTGGAAAGGGTATCCGCATTCATATTGATATTCCTCCGAATGAAGAAGCGGACCGGGACTGGTGCATTGGCACGTTCAAGAAGATTACTGATGATACGTGGATTCATTTCAATCCTTGCTTACAGAATTTTATCCGAGAAGAATTTAAGGATAATAACCGGCGGTTGGAAGTAGATATAAAATTAAAGCGAGCAGCAATTGCTGCACAATATACCGAAAAGTCGAAGAATATAAAGAATTTGACCAAGGAAGAAACAAAACAATTGGTGGAAGAAACCAAGAAAATACTACAATTGGAGCTTGAGAAAAAAGACGTGATTCCAAAAAGAAATGGAAATGCGTATTCGGCTATAATGAAATACATCGATGAGCTTGAACTGCACGCGAAATCGGTTGTGCCAGCGCCAGTGCCTGCACCTCTGCCAGCGCCAGCGCCTATGCCTGCACCTCTGCCAGCGCCAGCGCCTATGCCTGCACCTCTGCCAGTGCCTATGCCAAAGCCAAAGCCAGTTGAACCAAAGCCTGTTGAACCAAAGCCTGTTGAGCCAAAGCCTATGCCAAAGCCTGTTGAGCCAAAACCTACGCCAACTCCTCAGCCTATGCCAAAGCCTATGCCAAAGCCAGTGCCTTTACCAACGCCACCACCTACAAAAAAAGAATTATCATACGAGGACTGGTTAAAGAAAGTTGGTGGTAGTGAAGTATATTTGAAAGCTCGCTATAATATAGAAAAAAAATTATAGAAGTATAGAAGAGGGCTTGCCCCCTAAGTGGGGGTTGTAGGGGGCTTGCCCCCTAAGTGGGGGTTGTAGGGGGCTTGCCCCCTAAGTGGCTTGCCCCCTTATGCAAAATAAACCACTCTTGGCTTTAAATTTCAATTTCATTACCGCTAACCGTGCACAAATACTATATGATTTTTTAAATTCATCTGCATCAAATTCACCCAGATTTGGGTTTTCATTTATACGGTCAATGATGTAATTGTAAAAAATTTCTAATAAATCTTGCAATTCACTGTCATTTTTAATTTTTTCACCCACGTCAACAAAATTATTGCTGCGAGTTAATAAGTCCATCAGAATCAAGACCAATTGTGGGACATTTTTTGCATCAAATGTTTTTGTTGCAAAGATCGTATTTATAATATAATCATCGATACAAGACATAAATGTGTTATCACGTAATAAGCATTCAAATACAAATAAGGGGTTGCCGTCCATTATAGTTATACATATATACTATTTATATATATATAATGATATCATTTTTGACATCGATAGCCTTAGATGTTTCACTCGGAATTGCGTGGTGGATAACAAAGCAAGTTGCTTATACAACAGTCAATGGAATTAGTAATGGTATTACTTATATGCTAACGGCTGCATAATATAATCTCTCATTATATATATGATTATCGAACAGAAAAAAAAAGGAAAGGTAACAGAATACATCGTAGATAAAGATTATCCAGATAGCAAGTTACTAGAGAAAGTGATGAATCATAAAATAAAACCAGCACAAATCAAGACATTTATAAAAGATGATGCCGATGTTTATACCAAAGAAGGTAAATTGCTACTAAGATTTAGAAAAGGCAAATTGAAAAAAGAAAATGTCAATGCGTTTTATGAGAATGTCATCAAATTTGCAGAACATACGACGAATAATCGTGGCTCCGCTTCGGGTAGTAAAAGTAAAAATATCTATGATAATCCCAAAGTAAAGTCGAATATTATTGGTTATTTTGACAAACTCTCGCCGAACCACAAATTTACCTATAAACAAAAAGGGATTCCGTTACCCAAAATAACAGTACGCGAAACGCGTTTTTTGGCCGATCATCCGGAAAAATTTAAAAAGCTATTGCCACTCATTAAAGAAATTGACAAATATTATCAACAATATATACCCGAGCCTTATAAAAAACAAAGACGTAAGGCGAATCAAACACCATTTAAAATAAACGGGACATCCTTTACCACCATCACGACCAACGTGAATTACCAAACCGCGGTGCATACAGATAAAGGGGACGATATCGAAGGGTTTGGAAATCTGGCCGTCATTGAAAAAGGCAAATATACAGGCGGCGAAACGTGCTTTCCGCAATATGGGATTGGGGTAGATGTCAGAACCGGTGATATTTTATATATGGATGTGCATCAGCCACACGGAAATTTACCGATTGAGTTAGAGTCGGAAGATGCCAAACGCTTATCGATTGTGTGCTATTTGCGGAAAAACATTTGGGATCAGACCAAGGGCAAAACAATGAAGTTTAAAGAATATCATACACGGACATTGAAAAAAGTGACGAAGAATGAGAAGAAATAAAGCACTTTTCAAAAAAGTGCCGCAAAACAAATACTTTTGAAAAAGTATCGCAAAACATACTTTTTCAAAAGTATCGCAAAACAAATACTTTTGAAAAAGTATCGCAAAACAAATACTTTTTGAAAAAGTGCCGCAAAACATACTTTTGAAAAAGTATCGCAAAACATACTTTTGAAAAAGTATCGCAAAACCTTCGTATCATACTTTTTACAGATTTTTGTGATACTTTTTTTAAAAGTATTTTTACACCTTTTTGCCATACTTTTTTCAAAAGTATTATATATACAATGACCGATTATGTCATTTGTATTCCGAGTTACAAAAGAGCAGTGGTATGCAAGGAGCGGACATTAAATACCTTACACAAAAATAACATAGACCCGAAAAAAATAAACGTCTATGTGGCGAATAAAGAAGATTATGAGCTTTACAAAACTACACTCGATCCGAAAACCTATAATAAACTCATCATTGGTAAAAAAGGTTTAGTGCCACAAAGGCAGTTCATCACCAATCAATGGCCCGCCAATAAACATATTGTCTTCTTAGATGATGATGTAGAAAGTATTGATTTATCGCTATCGCCTGCGTTCAAAAAGCATAATTTAGATTATTTTATTAAATACGCTTTTAGTGAATGCGTTAAATACAAGTCCTATATCTGGGGTGTCTATGCCGTCTTTAACCCGTTTTTCCGTAAAGCCCGCAAAGAAATGACAACTGATTTAAATTATATCGTAGGTGCTTTTTATGGGATCATTAATCGACCCACATTAAAGGCGGTTCAATTGACTATCACCAAAGAAAACGGCCAAAAAGAAGATGTGGAGAGAACACTGAAATATTTCTTACACGATGGTATTGTTTTACGTTTCAATAAAATCGGGTTTGTGACGAAATACTATGGGAAAGAAGGCGGGCTCGGTCGATTTGAAGACCGTATTAAACCGATGCTGGAAGCAAGTAAGAAACTCAAGGCCAAGTATCCTGACTATGGAGAGATTAAAATGAGAGGTAACGGAATGGCCGAGTTTGTCTTGAAAAAGGTCGTGTCAAGACTCGATGGAGCGAATAAAACCCAGAATATAAAACCAGTAAAGAAAAACAAAACAAAGAAGGTAAGAAAATAAAAAACCATTGAGGTCTTTTTTTCTTTTTTTATTCGTTTATTCAACAACATCCTAGCTATTTTTATAATTTATAGATAGGGCAACACTTGCGTCTTATAATAATCGGGGTCAAGTGTGCCCATTCTCAAGTTACATGAAGCGCAAAGTGGTATAAGGTTGTCTAACTCTAATAGGCCACCACGCGCACGTGCTAAAATATGCCCGACGTGGAACGTCCCCATTGTTATATTGGCTCCACAGGTATCACACGTGCCTCTCACTAAGGCTTTTTCAAAAACCTGTTTCTTCAATGCCTTTGATGGTTTTCTGGTATCAATTGGCTTGGCTAGTTCAGTCATGCTTTCCAATTCCATAATACATGCGTTGAAATAAGATTTGCGCAGTTCGGTATTACTACCCTCCCATAGAGTTTTCTTTTCTTTTTTTTGTCCATCTGTTGAAAATAACTTCATATGGCTGGCAAGGATGAGAGTGTCAACCTCGCAGCGAAAGAAGTGAGTAATCAACGCAAACATCTGCGAAGGATTCAGTTGAATATCCTCTGGCAGGCTTTGGAGAAACTCCATTCCAGAACGAAACCGATCATCAAAGGCGTCAAATTGTTCACCGGATGGGTTAAGCTCAATCTTATTGTTTTTGATATCCTTTAATATGTCACCGTCTTTTTTTAAGAATATTTTGACCGGTTCACTTCGCTCTTCTTTTGAATTTATAAATAACAAGAAGCAGCGTGTGGCCCACTGAACCCAGAAGCGTGATGCTTTTCTAGAGCAATAGGTAAAGAATATGTTCATCATATCTTCATACCCGTTGCGATCAAATTCGGCGATTAGCTTACAAGAAGTCATGTTTTTTAGGAAATCGGAGTTACGAACCGGTATGCCCTTTTGCAAAGACATAAAATTCTCGCGACGTTCATCCATTGAAAGTGGGGAACGTATGACCTTCAGGTCAATCGAGAAGCTATTGAACTTGTCTTTTTCATCTTGGTCGTAGAAACATGGCAGGGAACCATCTTTGTTGTATTCTCTACACCAGTCTTTAACTTCGTCCGTCTCGTTATAAAAGAGGCGGTGTATTTGTTTGTTACCATTTTCGTCAACGGTTTCAAACCGTTCGTGAACGATAAAGGGTTTTTTGATATGCGGCAATCTCTGTACTGAACTGGATTTGAATGCGTTCAATGTAAATAGCCGGTGTTGACCATCGACGACTTCATAATTATACTTACCTTGATGTTCGATTTTGTCTTGAGGGTGTAGTTGATACGTAGTTAAGCCCGGAACTAGCCCGTTGTTCATTACGGTTCCGACAAAATCACACATCGCGTCTAGGTTCCAGCGGATATGACGCTGGTAACGAGGACGTAGATTTACTTTATCGAAATACTCTGGATAAAGTAAATCCCGAATCTCTTTGGGTTTGCTTTGGGGCTCGGTTGTACCGAGCAGGTTCTTTCGGACGCGGATACACGACATCATTCTCGTTTAAAATTTGTTTGCTTCGTTATCTTTTTGGGGGTTATTATTGCATAAATTGGGGGAAAGTATTTCAATTTTTTTCTTCTTGCACTTATTTTTACTAATATAATTTCCATTCTCTTTCGATCTATTCTTTCTTTTCTAAATAGGTTTTCGCAGCGTCATCCATCATACCGCGGATTTCTTTATAGATTTGCTGGTTGACAGAGAGGCGGGTCTTGCAAGGAGGTGGTATAATTTTATCACCGATTAAATACTCGCGAATAACTTTCGTGACGTCATCCTTATGCTTGGCCAATTTTTCTCGAGCCGTCGGTTCATCATAATTCGTTTGGCGCATAATTATATCGACATCGGTTACACTTGTTTTATCTGCACCTGTTTTATCTGTATCAGTTGAATCCATTAATATAAATAAAATAAAGTATTTTCTAAATCATATTAAACGAACTTTATATTTAATAGTATAACTCCAAGAAAAGGAAAATGACCGATTTAACAGATTTGTTGAATGCGATTAAAAGTGAAATCAATACGGTCGTCGAGCGACATTTATTACCACATTTTGAAAGGATGAAATGTAATAATGAAAATATGAAAATGATAGAAACAGTGTTACAGCAAATGCCGGCGTTCCAAAAATTAGAAAAAGAAAATGCAGAATTGAAGCGGGAATTGAAAGATAAGAAGGAAGCAGCCAAAGAAGAAAAACCAGTCGAAGAAGTGAGACAAGATGCGGCGCCCTTTGAAAATATAATCAAGCTCGAAATTGTTGAATCTGTTGCAAGTGAAATCGTTACCGAAAGCGAGATCTATAAAAATGCAAATGTATCGGATAAATTAACCAATCAACAAATAACTGCGACAAGCGAAGAAGAGGAAGAAGAGGAAGAAGAGGAAGAAGAGGCAAGCGAAGCAGAGGCAAGCGAAGCAGAGGCAAGCGAAGAAGAAGAAGCAGAGGAAGAAGAGGAAGAAGAAGAGGAAGAAGAAGACGGGGTTGAAGGGGCAGAGCCCCTAGAGGAAGAAGAAGAAGAAGAAGCAGAGGAAGAAGCAGATGAAGAAGAAGAAGACGGGGTTGAAGGGGCAGAGCCCCTTGAGGAAGAAGAGGAAGAAGAAGAGGAAGAGGAAGAAGCAGAGGAAGAGGAAGAAGACGGGGTTGAAGGGGCAGAGCCCCTTGATGAAGCAGAGGAAGAGGAAGAAGACGGGGTTGAAGGGGCTCTGCCCCTTGATGAAGACGGGGTTGAAGGGGCAGAGCCCCTTGAAGAGCCCCTTGAGGAAGAAGTCTCACTCATCGAAATCAAAGGCCGTGGCAAATTTTATACGAACAATCCAGTGAGTGGCGATATCTATAAGGTTGACCCAGATGAGGAAGTCGGTGATCAAATTGGCAAGTTTGAGAAAGGTGTTCCTATTTTCTTTTAAATAATAAATAATATATAATATGATTTAAAATTATATTATCTATGGATAACAAATAATGCTTTGGTTTGCAATATCGATCGTAACACCTGCAGTACTGGTTGTTACATCTACAATTGAGTATTTATATCCGGGTAAACTGAGAACAGCTCTAATGAAAGCCGGCTGGGATGCAATGGAACTATTGTCCAAAACAGAAATATATGTATCCCATCTCTACAATACATATATACCAACCATTTTCCCCCAACAAAAAGCTCAACCCATTATTAAATTTATATGTGATGGTGATGAAGTTATGAGTTATAATTTAAATGAATTTTTAAAAAAGAAAAAGAATGGGGAACTCAACCTAAATTATGACTTCATTTTTTATGAAACGCCAATCATTAAAAAGGATAAATATGATAAATACGATACTTACGTGATTCGGTATGATAATATAAATGATGTATTAAGTTTGGAATACAATTCTTTGAAATGTTTTGAATTAAATATGATCCAACTGACATTAGAAAATGATGATAACCAGAATTATCCAATTGATTTTGGTCGAAAACAATTTATGGTAAGTGGAAATGTCTTATTTGACCGTCCTTTTTTGAAATGGTATTTGACTAATTATAATAACATCACGTTAAGTGATGAAACCAACTATACGGTTACATTTATAGACCACAATATGAATTATAATACATTGCCTGATTATTGCTATCTTTTAGTTAAAAAAAATGATTACGATATCGTTAATATCATCCTAGAATAATATAATAATGTAAAAATGATATAAAAAACTAAACATATATTAGAGTATATATGGATAATTCCATAGCCAAGATGGAATCATCTGCAAGTGTAACAGCAAGTGCAACGGCAAGTGTAACAGCAAGTGCAACGGCAAGTGCAAGTGCAACAGGCGCAAGTGCAACGGCAAGTGCAACAGGCGCAAGTGCAGCATCGGCAACTGCAGCAAGCTCGGCTTCTACCGACTACAAATTATATGATAAATGGACATTGTGGGCACATCTGCCACACGATACAAATTGGACGTTTGATAGTTATATTCGCATACTAACATTTAATTCAGTGCACGCGATTATAATGTTACTTGAAACAATTCCGGATGAAATGATTACAAATTGCATGCTGTTTATTATGCGTGATGGAATTAAGCCGATGTGGGAAGACCCGAAGAATCGAAAGGGTGGTTGTTTCTCCTACAAAATCAATAATAAGAACGTGAGTTCAATTTGGAAAAATTTATCATATAGTTTGGTAGGAGAAAGTTTGACGGAAAATCTGAATGTAAGGCCGTGTATCAATGGTATTACCATTTCACCCAAAAAGAATTTCTGTATTGTCAAAATTTGGTTGGCCAACTGCAATTATCAAAATCCTGTGGTTATTTCGGATGCGTTAGGTATATCCTCGCAAGGCTGTCTGTTTAAAACGCATATGGCAGATTAATGATATTGTTTTATATATGCTGCATTTGCATATATAACATCATTTGCATATATAACATCTGTAAACTATCCATTTCATAACAATCTTTATATGAATTGTATTCCCAGCTCGGCTTAGATTCGCAAGTCTTAGATTCGCAAGTCTTAGTCTGGGGTTTAATATGAATAAAATCAACACCGATCACTTTACTGAATTTGTAATCAGTGTTACTGTCACCAATCATTACGGATGTTGATTTATCGTGAACTATATCAGCAATCATATCGGGATGAGGTTTACCCAAGATGGTATAATCGACATTTAATAAATAGATTAATGTCCCCATATCCGGAAATGTCACATTGTCATTCTTAAAATATTTATCATTATCGGATACATAGACCGGTGTATGCTTGGTTTGTATAAGTTTCGTGGCGTGAAAAATAAAATCATAATTAAAAGAATAGATATCGTGTAAGATTATGGCATCGACTTCGCTTATGGCATCGACTTCGCTTATGGCATCGACAATATCTTCGCCTTCGACCAACGGTTCATATAGTTTAACCTTCTTTGAATTCAAATACTTTTTTTGCTCTGCATTACCACAGAAATAAATCGTCTTTCCAGTAAACTTCTTTGCAATTAGCGTTAAAGGTGTAATAATAGTAGCTGCGGTTACACCGTGCTCCATAAATTTCTCATAAATTTTCTCCGAAGTATACCGACAATTGTTCGTAACAATATATACTTTCTTTTTCTCTCGCAATAAATAATTCAACAGATTGACACTATCAGGATAAAAGTGAATATGGTCCAAGCCGGTTGCATTAATGTTATCTACAATGGTTTCATCCATATCGATAAAAAAGGTATCATACTGTAAAAAGCCGGAACCCACCATTTTCAGTGCCTTATAAACAATACTGTTCGTCGTAGGCTTGCCAATCGTTATCCGCACACATTTTTCAATCGAATAATCATTTCGACTCCGTACCGAAATAGAAAAATGATTGAAAATGTCCTCCACTTTTGCTTTATCGTCACTCTCACAGAGTAAAAAATTCGCATCAGATGGAATGAGTTTAATCGGATTCCGAAAGACCATCGCATTTAAAGCCAACAGTTTTTCTTTCCCCGCAGCGGTTTCCTTTATGATCGTCTCATAGTAATACATCTTCTCAAAGACATTCAATGCACAATTAATCGCAATGCTGGTAATCTCTTTGGGGTTGTGAAAAAGCTGACACTCTTTATAAAAGGTCTCATTGCAGACCAAATAGCCTAAGCGAACGCCGGCCAAACCATAGAGTTTGGAAAAGGTCCGTGTGACAACCACATTTTCATAATTTTGTACAGAATCACAAATAGAGGTATAAGGGGAAAATTCAATATAGGCTTCATCGATGATAAAGAATGTCTCGGGGAACTGGTTAAATAAGGTTGTTAATTCATTTGGCGTAAAGGATTTGCCGGTTGGATTGTTGGGTGTTACGATATAAATAATGTCATAGTGGATGACGGACAATGTCTTGGAAATTTCAGCCAACCCATTATTGCCGGCTATATGAATTTTCAAATAATCGGTTTCAAAGTATTTTTCACAATAGAGCTGCATATGGGTATAGGTGGGGAGTGGCAGTAAGATAGTTCGCTTTTTCCGCTGAAAATACAAGACTTCGATGATTAGATGCAGGGCCATATCAGAGCCAGCGGTGAATAAAATGGGGGCAGTGATTTTAGTGTAATCTCTCACTTTTGCTTCGAGAAGGTCAACTGAACTTGCCTTGTTATACAATTTAATGTTTTGGTCAGTGACTTGTAACGTAAAGGGAACAGGGTAATTTGATTCATTTAAATTTAAATTAAATTTATTATTGTTCTCGCGTGGTAGTGTATACATTAATATATAGTATTGATATTATATATTAATTTATGGGGGCATGCGAAGCGGCCCCACGCCCCCGCTTTAGGGGGACATATTAGTCAAGATTATATCTTTATTATTATTGTGCTTGATGGTTATATCGGAATCGTGGGTGTGGGGGTGTCCCCCAACCTAAGAGGAAGGCAAACTCGCCAGTGCCAATTTAATCACACCTAAACTCGCCACATTGTATTTCACAATCAGCGGTAAATCATTCTCGAGATACATTTCAATCTGGTTACACAAATTCGTGCATTTGATAAAATACCCCAAATTCTTCAAAGAAAATTCACCTTGAATAATTTTACTGATATCTTGCTTTTGGATAAACTCCATATTGCCATCCGATTCTGCGCGCCGAATTTCCGCGTGAGCAAATCCACCGGTGCACTTAAAGATAAGTTCCGCACCATCGGCCGTAGCTACCGACTTAATCTCGATCTTATCCGAGATACACGAGAGATCGCGAATGATTTTCTGGAAATCCGCGGATGGCAAATTAATCACCGAGGAGAATTTTACATCAGGCACATCGAGTTCTTCATTATCGGGCTCGATTAAACGGAGTTTCTGAATTTTATGTTGCTTAATCTCTCCATTTTCAAATTTTAGGCCGAGAAATTGCACAATTCCATCCATATAATCGGCTTCTTCAATATAGATCGTTAAGGTGTCATCATTATCAATGGTATTAATGAGCTTAAACAGATGAAACATATTGACGCCGATAATAATCTTATCGAGTTTACATTCGTAGAGTTCGAAATTCTGGGCTTCTAAAGAGAGATGGGCAAGAATTGTATGCGATTTGTCCATATTGATAATTTTAATACCTTCTTTGGTAAAAGTAATATTGGTTTCCAAGAGAATATCCTTTAGGGCGGTCATTAAAGTGCGAAAGGGGGCAATTTGCACAGTTTGGATTGTCAATATATTTTTACTATTCATTTTTATTTATAACTATGGTTAAGGGAAAATCTTTAAATGCTGTGCGTATTAATTATTAATTTTAGCCTGCTTTGTCTATTTTCATTAAACCTCTTCGAATAATTTGTTTTTCTTTCCTTTTGGCTTCTTCTTCTTCGGCAGCCCTCTTTTTTCTTATACCTGAACTATTTTTTTCTTCGACTTGAAAACCATAATTACCAGATGTTTTTCTAACATTCTCAGGAAATCCATATGGACCAATAGAGTAGTTATAATCATCCACATCTATATCATCAATATTATGTCCAATACTTTTGGTTTTAACAAATCCAAACTCATTTTCTGCTTTATTCTTTTCCATAATTTTTTTAGCATCGTCTCTGTATTTTTTTAATAGAGACATTCTTCTTTTTTCAATGCTATCCGGCCTTGTACCCCCCTGCGTCTTCCTTCGCCTCTTCGTCATTTTCCTACGCTTCGTCATTTTCTCACGCTTCGTCATTCGCCGACGTATCGTTCTACGCGCCATGAAATATATATATATGTATATAGTAAAAAAATGTATCATATTAAAAAAGTTACCTTAATGCATCTATTCCAATTCTTTCTCGGGATTACCGTAATAATTAGTTTTTATATGCTACTTGAGAGTATGTATAATAAATCTTACCGAACTGCGAGTTGTTGGCGCTTTCCAATGTTATTGGCATTATTTCTAGAGTCTTTTATGATATAATATATAATATAAAGACATATCCATATGATATCATTAATATTATATGGATATTCCGCAAAAAATGCACGCAAATTTAGATAAACTGATAGAAAAATACAGTAACAATGAGTATGTCTATGGTCGCCTCATCAATTATATGGAAAATTTATTACCCACTGCACTAGAAAATGCCATCGATGTGCAAAAACAGCGCGAAGAACGCCGGAATCAGCTCACTGCCAATCGCGATGAATTCACGTTGCGCTTTCTCCAAAAAAATCGCTATTTTTATACATCGCAAACCGAGCTTTTTTTACATTACGATGGCTTGCATTTTGTTATTCATAGTGAGGATGATATACAACACCAAATATTGAGCACCATCTCATCCGAGAAATGTTTGCGCGAATGGAAGCATAAAGTCAATAAAAACATTATAAAGCGTATTAAAGAGCGGTCGCCACTAAATGCGACACCGGAATCCGCCACCATCCAGTTTGTCATCAATGCACTTTGCCCTTCCATTTTTCCCACCCGCAACCACGTGAAATATTTTTTGGTGATGCTTGGCGAATGCATTACCTCGAAAAACACGACTATTTATATTCTAAATCCGGCCTTGAAAGATATTATTCGAGAGATTGGGAATCAATGTTATACCTACTTAGGTTTAGCCAATATTTTCGCGAATATTAAATTCAAATATTATGACCATAATTACAAGGACTGTCGTTTATTAGCCATTGACAAAATGTATGGCGTGTATGGTCGCAGAAAAATAACGGTGCCAGCTGTGTTAAGTAAGCATATGCTCGATTTTCTATGTGTAGCGGCTCATTATGTCACCCGCTATAGTAATGCGGATCATTTTTTAGCGAACTGTAGCGAAACACGTCTAGTGGAACATTCACTTTTTTTGACGAAAAATACACCCGAAACTATTGTCGACAGTTTTATTGAGAGATCGCTCACTCCGTGTGTCTCATCCTCAATTGATGTGAAAAATATTATCTTTCTCTGGAAGAAGTTCCTTGATGAGATTTCTATTCCTAGTATTATTTTTTATGAATCGTTGAAAACACTATTGAAAACGAAGATAAAATACGATGAATCCAGTGATTCCTTTCAGGGTATTACGAGTATTCATTTACCGGTCGTCTCTCAATTTTTGAAATTTTGGGATGAAACAATTATGGAATGTGGAGAGAATGATACGTTGGAAGAAAACGAATTAGAAATCGATGAAGTTTGTGTGCTCTTTAAAAATTGGGCAAGTCAAAGCAAAAATATGAGCGAAGTGCTTATCCTCGATCTCATTCAGCACTTTTATCCGGATGTTGTCATTGAAAACAGTAAATATATTTTAAACGTGAAATGCAAATTATGGAATAAACGCCTAGAAGTGTTGAATGCTTTAAAATTATATCAAGAAAAGGTAGCGTTACAAGGTGATGATATATATGATTTTTATTGCAAGCAAAATAGCGCGCAAAATAGCACGAATTTAAATGTTAGTAAACGCTATTTTGATAAAAATGCATATTGATTTATAAAAATGCATATTGATTTATAAAAATGCATATTGATTTATAAAAATGCATATTGATTTATAAAAATGCATATTGATTTATAAAATATATATTGATTTATAAAATATATATTGATTTATAAAATATATATTTTTTATTGGTTTAGTGATGCTTTAAGCTTTCTTACTATGTCTGCGCTTGTGCGTGTGCGCCTTCTTGATGTAGCCGAATTGCCCTTTCTTCGTTAAAAACCCAGCTTTGACTAAACGTTTCTCTCGTTTGGCAGTTGTGTGCTTGCGCTTCGATACAATACGTCCATTTTTATTCATCATTAATTCTGATTTACACAAACAGCCTGGGGTTCTATAGGCAGTGCCGTGCCACACTTGAGCGCGCGAACCTTCCAATACTTCATATTTGTGTCCGTGAATGTGATACATCCCATCAGCTGCTTTCATATGTTTCTTCACCATTTTATATATCTAATTGAGAAAATATATTATTTTTTAAGCTAAACTTCTCATAATTTCTCGGTGCTTAGAATTCTCGGTGCTTAGAATTCTCGGTGCTTAGAATTTATTTCTCGGTGGCTCTTGATAGGTTCCATTAATATTTGTTCCCGAATTTGTAATAAAACGCGTTTGACCCAAGCCAACGCGCGCTAATGTCGAAAAACGCATTGCACGCGTATTAATAGTATCAATTTGCCGTACAACGACGATGGGTGGTGGACAAAGATACGCACAAGGTCTTGCGTAAGGATTTATAATATTGATTATGATGGGAACGGTTACGCTAGGATTTCTAAAGCCTGTAATGAAAAATAAATTAATCTCATTGGCTTGAAATAAGTTTACTTTTCCCGATATGGTTCCTGTAATGAGATCTAATTCTAAGCCACCCGGTAGTGGTGGTGATATGATAAAATTTGAATAACCGCCTACATTTAATTCCAGTGGAATAGTTACAGTGTCATATAAATTGAATGTATATTCCGGTCGAGGCACATTTATAATATAACTAAAGCCTTCCACTTGAATATTTAGGTTAACCTGTTTGGTATAACCACTTGTCGTTGTGGCAGTCAAAATGTAATTATTAGCTTCTACTGCAATATTGGGTATGCCAGTTATAACGCCATACGATAAGTCAATCACTAAATTGGTTGGTAAAGCTGGCGTAAAGATAAGTGAACCAAATGTATTTTGTAGGTAGACGCTGGGTGCAATATTAAACCCCCTTAGTTCGAATGGGGTATATAAGAATTCATTGTTCTCTAAATAGTTGTAAGACAACTCCGTATAGCTAATATCAGTCACAATAAAAGCCAACGTCATTGTTTTCTGGTAGACATTGAGTGGCGAAGAGACGGTCAATTGATAATCGACTTCACTGGCTAAAACTAATGGCGTGCCTGTAAATATACCTGTTAAAGGATCAAATACCAATCCATTTTGTAAAGCACTATCAAGCGTGAGTGTGTATGTTTGTAAATTGGAAAAAATCGACGGGATAACTGGTAAGATGGACGTCTCCGCTAAAAATATGTAGTCAAGCGCCGAATAACTCAGATCGGAAACCGTTAGAGCAAAATTTATGGCTTTACTATAGCCCGACACACTAATAGTCAATGGATAGATGGCAGGGTCACTGGCATTATTTGCTGCACCTCTAATATTACCTGATCCATCTAGCGCAAGACCATCTGGTAAAGGTGGTGTAAAACTGATGGTAGCACCGTATACCGAATTCTGGTCGGTGGATTGAATTTCAATAATGGGCACATTCGCCAGAAAATCATAAGTTAAGCCGACATAACTCAAGTCCGAGACGGTCAAATTAAGTGGCAAATCGCGTGTATAGTTACTTAAGGTTGTTATGGTTAATGTATAGGTGGTCGGCGGAGCAGCCCCGATTGGCGTGCCAAGAATAGTGCCGGAGGCATCGATGGTTAGCCCATTCGGTAAAGGAGGCTGGATATTTACAGATGCATCGTATAAAACATTATAAACCGTCGGCTGAATTGTATTGATCGATACATCGGACAAAAAAGCATAAGTTAAATCGGCATAACTGAGATCCGAGATGGTGAAGTTAAATGGTAAGATTTTATGATAGCCCGATATAGTGATATTTAAATCATAGTTTGCTGGGGCGACTGTAACAATGGGTGTACCCGTAATAGTACCGGATAAATCTAGTGAAAGACCGGACGGTAAATCGGGTGTAAAATTCAAAGTGGCACCATACAACGTGGTTGCATCGGTTGCACTAATATCTCGGATGAGTTGGTTGGCCAAAAACCCATACGTTAACGTTGTATAACTCAAGTCCGAGACAGTCAAATAAAAGGGCAACACTTTTGTATAATTGCTGAATGTAGTCAAGGTCAAATCGTATTCGGTTGGTGCAGCAGCTCCGAGTGGCGTGCCGTAAACAGTACCCGAGCCATCTATGATGAGTCCTTCCGGTAAAGGCGGACTGAAATTCAACGAGGCATTATATACTGCATTCGGCGCATTCACACTAATATCTCGTATCAGCACATCCGCTAAAAATTCATAAGTTAAAGTCGCATAACTAATATCGGAGACGGTTATATGAAAAGGTAAGACCTTCGTATAATTACTGAAGGATGTCAAGGTTAAATCATATTGGCTAGGTGCAGCTGTCGCAAGTGGTGTGCCGAGAATAGTTCCGGAGCCATCCAAAGTGAGACCGACGGGTAAAGGCTGAGTAAAATTTAACGAGGCATCGTATAATGTGCTTGGCGTGTTTGCACTAATATCATTGATGGCAATATCCGCCAAAAATCCATAATCTAGCGTGGTATAACTAATATCGGAGACAGTGAAATGGAAGGGTAACACCTTTGTATAATTACTGAATGAGGTCAAGGTTAAATTGTATTCACTAAGCGCAACAGTCTCAAGTGGTGTACCGAGAATATTACCGGAGCCATCCAGCCGGAGTCCTGCCGGTAAAGCTTGGCTAAAATTCAAGGAGGCATCATACAACGTATTCGGCACATTTGCAGTAATATCATTTAATGCTATATTGGCAATGAGACCAAAATCTAATATGACATAACTAACATCGGAAACAGTTATTTCGAACGGTATTGTTTTGACCGAATTGCTAGAAGAGGTGATAGTCAAATCATAAATTGCCGGAGCGACTGCGTTTGTCGGCGTTCCGCTAATATTACCGGACCCATCTAGAATGAGACCAGCTGGTAAGGGTGGCGTAAAATTCAAAGAAGCATCATAGATTAAGTTGCTGACGTTCGAACTAATATCATTGATGGTGATACTTGAGAGAAACCCATAGTTTAGGGTTGAATAACTAATATCGGAAACGGTTACAGTGAAAATAAGAGACTTACTGTAAATATCTGGATAAGCATCTGGTGTGGTGATGGTTAATGTATATGGTGTTGGCGCGGCTGCATACTGTGGATTACCACTAATATTGCCAATCGCATCGTATGTTAACCCAGCAGGCAAGGCATCAAACTCAATAGTAGAGCCGTATAAAGTATTTAATGGGTTCGGGTGTATTTCGTTAATAAACACATCGAGCAAAAACCCATAATTCAAAGTCGCATAACTAATATCTGCGATAATAAGTTGAAATGGCATTTGTTTTGTATAATCACTCACCGTAGTTACAGACAATGTATATAAAGCAGCTGCCACTGGATTAACCGGTGTACCACTAATGTTACCACAAAGATCGATCACTAAACCGTTTGGTAAAGCTGGATTAAAACTAAAAGTTGCATTGTTTAAATTGCTGGTGTTCGGAATAATAGTATTAATCTGCACATCAGATAAAAACTCGTAAAATATATCATTATAGTAAATATTGGCAACGGTTATAAAGAAAGGTATGGTTTTTTGATAATTACTGATTGTCGTAATGGTTAAATCGAACTCTTGTTGATTAGTTGAATAGATGGGTGTTCCACGAATGGTACCTGAAGCGTCGATTGTTATGCCGGCTGGTGCAGCAAAATTCAAAGTGGCGCCATATATATCGATTGGATTGATGGCACTAATATCGCGAATGGGCACACTTGAGAAAAAATCATAAGTCACATTGACATAACTAATATCAGATACTGTAAAATTAAATGGTATTGTTTTACTGTAGCCCGGAATACTAAGAGTTAAGGTATTATCGGTTGGTGCTGTAGGTTGATTGGGTGTTCCAGTAATATTTCCCGAATTATCCATACTTAGACCACTTGGTAATGCATTCGAAAAATTTAAAGATGCATCGTATAAGTTCGTTAACAATGGATTTGGTTGAATATTTACAGAGATATCATTCAAAAACCCATAATTGAGATTCGTATAACTAATGTCATCGACAGTTATTGTGAATGGCACGGTTTTGTTATAGATTGGAGTATAATTACTAGATGTAGAAATGGTTAAAGGAAAGACAGTCGGTTGTACTATATTGAGTGGTGTACCATTGATATTACCAGAACCATCCAGCCCTAGGCCATATGGTAAGCCACCGTGGAAATTTATGGATGCATCATATAAGTCGGTATAATTACGCGGTAAGATACTATTAATTGATATGTCTGCTAAAAATGTATATACTAGGTTTGTATAGCTAATATCGACTGTACCAAAAGAAAACGGCATTTGTTTACTGTATATTGGTGTATAATTAGTTGATGTTGAGATCGTCAGTGGATAGATGGATCTAGCGGACGCGTTGATGGGTGTGCCGTTAATATTACCAGATGCATCTATGGTAAGGCCGTCAGGCAACCCATCGAGAAAATTTATGGATGCATCTTGCAAACTCGTATATTTTAGTGGGAGGATAGGATTGAGAGAAACATCGGCAAGAAATGCATAATCGAGCTGCGCATAGCTAATATCCACGACACCGATATTGAATGGAATGATTTTAGTATAGTTGCTTATGGTACTAATAGTTAAATTATAACTATTTCTCGGAACATCGGTGTTAACTATGCCCGTAATAGTACCAGAGGCATCCATAGTCATACCATCCGGTAGCGGTGGATTGAAATTTAAGGAAGCATCGTAATTTAAGGTCGGAGTGATAGTGTTGAACGAGATATTCGCTAAAAATTCATAATCGAGCTGCGCATAGCTAATATCAGAGACACTAAATGTCAACTGAATTGATTTGCTATAATAAACGGGTGCAAAAAAAGACGATGTGCTGATAGTGAGTTCATATGTTTGTGGATGTGAAGGTATTATAGGAGTTCCAGAAATAATACCGAATTGATCCATCGTTAGACCGTCTGGCAAACCACCATAAAAATTTATGGACGCATCTTGCACAAAAGACCAAAATCGTTTGGAATAATAGAATTTAATAAGACATCACCAATAAATGCATAAGTTGTTTCGGTGTAACTAATATCCACTACACCGATAAAGAATGGAATAGTTTTACTATAGTTGCTTTCTGTTGAAATTATCAAATTAAAGGTATTAAATAAAACATTGATCAAAGGCGTGCCAGTAATAGTACCTGAAGCATCTATCTGGAGGCCGTCAGGTAACGGTGGACTAAAATTAAGCGAAGCATCGTAATTCGTAGATTGATTTGTGATTGTATTGATCGAGACATTCGCTAAAAACTCATAAGTTAAGGTTGAATAACTCACATCGGATACACTTAATGTAAATGGAAATGTTTTACTATAGTTACTAAAAGTGCTGACGGTTAGATTATAGGTGTTAAGTGATGCAACAGTTAATGGTGTACCACTGATATCACCCGTTACAGTATTTATAGCTAGACCGGTCGGCAGGGCAGGACTGAAGCTATAAGAAGCATCATACAAATAGGAAAAAATCGTGGGTTGAATGACATTAATAGAGACATCTGCCAAAAATTTATAAGTTAACGCAGGTGCATAACTAATATCGGCGACGGTTAAAGAAATGGAAGGTGTATACACTTCATCATTTGTATCGGTAGCCGTAACGGTATAAGCTGTTGTATTACTCACCGCTGTCGGCGTGCCGGAGATAATACCATAGGACGGATCAATAGCCAAGCCACTTGGTAAAGCAGGACTAACCGAGTAAGAAACAATGGTTACGCCACCGGTAATAGTTGGTGTTATGGTAGGGGATAATGCCATATTACTGAAAAAAGAGTAAGAGGAAGGGGAATAAAAGACATTCGATTGAATAACCGAAAAGGTAAGATTGAAACTGGCATCTGCGAGTAAAGTGTTGCCTGCGTTATAGGCACTACATTTAACATTATAAACCGTGGGACTACTTAAAACTGTCGGCGCACCACTGATGACACCGGAGGCATCTAACGTTAAACCGATGGTGGATAGAGCTGGTGTGGATGTAAATACGACGTAATTGTATGTGCCAAGTAAAGATGGAATATAAGAGAGTATAGCATTGTTTAATGTATAAATCCGTGTGCGTGATTCATTGTATGAAACTGCTAGAACTGGGGTTGGTATTACCGTTACATTCGGTATACCAACGCCGTGGGTACCAAAATACCACCCGCCACCGCCGGTTGTCCCCGCGACTAAATTATTATATGCACTTTGCGCAACATCATATATCGTTATAAGTCGACTAGTAGATAGATTTAAAGGATATATTGGCGTTTGGCTACCCCATCCCATAAATGTTAAAGTCCAATTTAGTGTATCCATCGCGTATTGCCCATACCAAAAATTACGAGTCTGCTCAGTAACTTGTGTAAAATTACGAATATCCCAACGGCCCAAATTTTGGTTTAATGCGCCTGTTCCGTAATATAAGTTGAATTCAGTGTTTGCGCCGGTATTCCAATGAGTAATATCTTGATTGAATGGGGTATTATTAAATATCCTATACATCCTAAAGACCTTACTAGTATTCCAACGAGAAATATCACCATTGAATGCTGAGCAACCATCAAACATATAATACATACCCGTCACATTACTTGTATTCCATCGGCTGATATCACCATTGAATACCGAGCAACCAGTAAACATATAATCGAGATTTATCGCTGTTCTCGGCAAATTATTCGGTACGGCTACTAAGGCGGTTGAACCAGCCAAGATTAATGTAGTCACGCCACCCAAATCACCCCAAGCATTGATGCTTGTAAAATAGGTAGTATCAGTCATCCCAGTAAAACTGAGAATTCTGCCTGTTTTTTCCACATAAAGCAATATCGTATAGGTGCCGCCGGTCAAATAAGTGTGTGTACTGGTATTTGCAATTACGGTGCCATCCCCCCAATCAATTTGATAGGATCCACTAATATCGGCTATATTCAACCCCGTGCTATAATTGGCCGGCACACTGGTTAGGGTTAAACTCATCGGCGTACGCAATAATTCCAACGGAAATATTACGCTTATCGTGAAGGGTATATCTTTGCTATACACCGGTGTGTATTGATTCGTTGTCCGGATTGTCAATGGATAGGATGTAGGTGCAGCGGCCCTTGTTGGTGTCCCAGTAATTGAACCGGATGCATCCATCACGAGACCGCCTGGCAAGCCCCCTGCAAAATTCAGTGATGCGTCGTGTAAGCTGGTATAATTCTTGGGTTGGATGGGTGTTATTGCAACGGTGCTAAAAAAACCATAGGTGGTCTGAGCGTAGCTAATATCGACCACATCGATAGTGAAAGGAATAGTTTTAGTATAATTGTCCGCACTAGAAATGACCATATTATACGTGCCTTTGGCGCTATCACCAATAGGTGTACCCCTGATATTACCTGAGGCATCCATCGAGATGCCGGTTGGTAAGGGCGTCGTGAAATTAATCGAGGCATCGTAATAGCTGGTTGGGCTGATGTTGATCGACACATCCGACAAGAATTGATAAGCCACATTGGAATAGCTAATATCCGAAACTGTTATGGTGAAGGGTATATCCTTGCTATAAACCGGTGTAAAATTATTAGAAGTGCGAATGGTTAACGGATACGTAGCGCGATACGAGCCCGCGCTAGGTGTACCTGTAATAGAGCCAGATGCATCCATCACGAGACCACTCGGCAACCCACCTGCAAAATTGAGTGACGCATCTTGTAAGCTGGTATAATTCTTGGGTTGAATGGGATTGACTGCAGTATTGTTTAAAAACGCATAATTCAATGTCGTATAGCTAATATCGACGACTTTTATGGGGAAAGCTATGGTTTTACTGTAGTTACTAAAAGTGCTGACAGTTAAATTATAGGTGTTGAGTGATACATCATTTACTGGTGTGCCGCTGATATCACCTGTTACAGTATTTATAGCCAGACCGGTCGGCAGGGCAGGACTGAAATTAAAGGAAGCATCATACAAATAGGAAAAAACGGTGGGATTAATCACATTAATGGAGACATCGGATAAATATGCATAGGTTGACACAGGCGCATAGCTAATATCGGCGACAGTTAAAGAAACAGAAGTAGTATACAGTTGATCATTTGTATCGGTAGCCGTAACCGTATAAACGGCGGTATTACTCGCATCTATCGGCGTGCCGGAGATAATACCATCGGAAAGGTCAAAAACTAAGCCACTTGGTAAAGTAGGACTCACTGAATAAGATTCAATGATAATACCACCTATAATGGTTGGTGTTATGGGGGATGACAATGCAATATTTTTAAAAAAAGAGTAAGAGGAAGGCGAATAAGAGATGTTCGCAGGAATAACCGAAAAGGTGAGATTGAAACTCGCATCGGTAAGTAAGGCATTACCAGCGTCATAGGCGCTACACGTGACAGTATAAATCGTGGGACTGCTTAAAACTGTCGGTGAACCACTGATGACACCGGAGGCATCTAACGTTAAACCGATGGTGGATAGAGCTGGTGTGGATGTAAATACGACGTGATCATAAGTGCCAAGCAAAGATGGGTTATAAGAGAGTATAGGGCTACCTAATGTATAAATTCGTGTGCGCGATTCATTGTATGAAATGGCTAGAACAGGGGTTGCGATTATTGTAGGGACGGGATCAAACCACCACCCAGCTGCAACTAAGGTATTATAGGCACTTTGTGCAACAGCATATATCGAAAGAGACAAATTACTATTCGATAGATTTATAACGTGTAAAGGTGTTTGACTAGCCCAGCCCATAATTGTTAGACTCCAATTTAATGTACTCATAGACTGAATCTTTTGCCAAAAATTACGACTAGACACAGTATATTTACGAATATCCCAACTGCCCAAATTTTGATTAAAATTACCTGTTGTCTGTAAAAAAAAGTTGAAATCGGTGTTTTCACCTGTATTCCAGTGACTAATATCTTGATTGAGTGGACATTTTTCAAATATCAGGTACATATTAGTCACTTTTCCTGTGTTCCAGCGAGAAATATCACGATTAAATACCAAGCAATTAAAAAACATCCGGTTCATCGAAGTGACATTTCTCGTATTCCAGCGACTGATATCACCATTAAATACCGAGCAACCAGAAAACATACTTGATAAATTTGTAACACTTCTCGGCAAACTTGTGGGCACAGCGACTAAGGCTACACCACCAACCGTAGTTAATGTTGTGACCCCACCCAAATCACCCCACGCATTGATACTGGTCAAATAGGTCTTATTTGTCATCCCGCTATAGGTGAGAATCTGGCCCGTCAAAGCCACATAAAGTAATATGGTATACGTGCCGCCTGTCACATAAGTATGTGTGGCAGTATTTGCATCTGTATTGCCATCTCCCCAATCGATTTGGTAAGAACCGGTAATGCCGCTTAGTGTGAAACCGGTACTATAATTGTTAGGTACACTGGTTATGGTCAAACTCATCGGCGGCGTTCGCCAAGACATTTTATACTATAATGCTATAAATTGTATTAGAGTATAATAGCGTATATTTAGCTATTTGCTAGTGTCTGCTTCGCTAGTCTCTACTTCGCTAGCGCAAGGCATATATCTTATTTCCAGTCGAACTTAGGTAAAGAGTTCCATCGCTTCCTAATACCGGTGGCGCTAAACGTTCCACCACACCTGTATCCATTCTCCAATTTTCGACGTAAGTCATACCGTTATCGATCACCGAATGCACGGTTCCGTGGGAGGTGCGCGCATTTATTGACGCAAAATAAATAGTTCCACTCGCGTCCACGATAGGCGATGTATAATAGAAGTTCACTTTTTGGAATTTCCATTTGACATTACCTGTCGGCCGATCAATCGCAAACACATACGCAATCGTGCTCAAATAAATCACATCGCCATTGACTGCCACTGTATTGTAAAAAGGCCCATTCTGTGGTTCATATGAGATTTGCCAAATGGGTGTGCCTGTCGCGCCATCGATATAATTCAAAGAGCCATCCATCGAAGACCCATTACCAATAATGACATTGTTATAAGTATCGACAGTGGGTGATGTATAAATAGGATGAGTCACAGGATCGGGTAAACTCATATTAAACGACCATTTGTAAAGGCCGGTAAAACTATCCACCGCATACAAATACCCATCACACGAGCCAAAATAGAGGTAGCCATTTTGGCCTAAAGCGGGTGATGAATTGACCAAAGAGTCGGTGGCAAAAGGGGCTAACCATTTCGGGTAAGCCCGATAACCCGCATCACCTAGTGCAAAGACACTACAACCCGCACCAAAATAAATACTTCCACCGGCATCCAGTGTCGGCGAAGATTGCAACGGATAGCCCGCATAATAAGACCATTTCACGCGCCCAGCGGGCGTTAAAGCATAAAGATAACCTTCATTCGAGCCAATATAAATGGTTCCATCCGGTGCTATTGCTGGTGTGGTATACATTGAATTTTGTGAATTTAAAAGGGCACTATTCGGATTACTAGTTACTTTCACCGGCCATCCTGTAATGGAAGCGCCGGTGGTAGAACTAAATGCATACACAAAGCCAGTATTTGACCCGATGTAAAGTGTTCCAGCCGAATCAATCGAAATCGAAGGTAAGACAAAAAGATTACCAGCGACAAAATTGGTCGACCATTTTATCGTGGGTGTTGATCTAGGACCACCGTAAGCACTGATACCAGTATGCTGTGGGTTTAACATATACATTGGCACAATAGGTGCAGCGGTGGGTATTGCGGGTCCATTACCAGAGATATCATAGATTTTGCCATCATTGGCACCAAAATACAGACTAGTTGTATTACTAATAATCGGCATAGATAGCACCTCGCCACCGGTAGTATATTTCCAATTATAGTTTCGTGTGAGCGGATTCAGTGAATGTAAAATCTTATCGCGGCCGCCAAAATAAACCATATTATTGGCATCGATGACAGGAATCGAATTATTCACAACACTAGTTGTTGCGGTCGGTACGATAGGATATTTCCAGTCAAGGATACCATTCGAGCTATCAATTACATTTAAAGCATTTTTTGATGTAAAATAAATCTGTTTGTTATCGCTACCGATGGCAATCGAAGACAAGTTCTCATCGTTTACGCTAATAGGTGACCAAAGCGGATTGCCATTATTACTCGTATCATACGCATACACATTACCGAGAGATGTATTCACATAAACAATACCCTTATTGTCAATGGATGGAGTGCCATAGATTTCATTCGGTGTTGGTGCGGTTTGAGACCAATATGGGGTGGGTCGCGCAATATTATTCAAGGATAGGTCAATTGCATAGATAGTTGAACTCTGTGCCGTTTGGTTATAGGTGCTATAACATAGTCTATTATACGATAAATCAAACGCAGGTGTGCCAACAATCGGATAGCCGTAAGGTGTCACAGGATATTTCCATAAAAGTGCCCCTTGACTGTAACCATCGCTAATGGCATAAATCGAGCCATTGTCCGTGCCAATATAAATGATACCACTTAAATCAATTACGGGTGACATCGACGGCGCGCCATCTAGGAGATATGGATTCCCCCATTTGAATACAGCGCCACCATTTTGAGCTGCTGCAGTACCACTATCAATAATGGCGTACAAATAATTATTACCGGTTGGCGTGGTCGCTTTCGCCCCTATATACATTGTCCCGTCGCCTTTAATTACAGGTGTGCCAATAAATAGAGTATTACTGGGTGAGGGAAAGGCCCAACGAAAGCTTAAATCACTATTAAATGCATATAAGATGCTGTCATCTGAGATAATATAAAGATTGTTAGTAATGGCAATCACACCCGAGTTGGAAAAAGATAAACTTGGTGTTTTATATGTTATAACATTGGCTGCCACAGGTGCTTGGTTAGGTGCTACATAACTACTTTTACACGTATGATGACTGTTTAACATATACATTGAAACAATAGGGTCCGGTGTGACGATTTGGACATTCCAGAAAATAAGGACACTACCATTGGCGCCCGCTTGATTTATGCCACCACCTTTTCCGCCACCACCTGTGATAAAACTATTTCGAGCGGCAGGTGAAGCATAAGAGCCGCCGCCGCCGCCACCGCCCTGCTTGCCGCCTGCACCACCCCCATACCCACTACCCCCACCTCCACCTGCAAAAGTACCACCGCTACCACCGGCACCACCAATAAAGCTATAGGACCCATTGTAACTACTATCTACAAAATTATAACCATTCGCACCGCCATTTACTCCACCCACCCCAGCATTGCCATTTCCGTCGGTATTGCCGCCTTCCCCGCCACCCAGACCTCCACCGGTACTACCTATTCTTCCGCTATCGCCACCAACCATACCGTTATTATTTCCTGCACCGCCCCCACCACCCGCAACCACTTTAATGACTTGGTTGCCATAAACATCCATATAAAAAACGCTAGACATACCACCGCCGCCGCCACTTTGCAGGTCATTTAAAGTCGTACCATCACCGCCATTGCTGTAAGAAACGCCACTTACATCTTGGCCACCAATACTTAAGCCGCCTGTTTGTAGGGGTGGTGGCTTCCCACCTGAACCGACATTAACTTGAACCGGATAAGTATAATTCGGGTTTAAATAAATATAATTGGAAAATACATAAGCTCCGCCTCCACCCGACGAAGAGAAAGAATTACCTGCGCCTCCGGCACCTTTTATAGCGAAATAGACTGATGCTAGACCGAGTGGTTTTGTCCAATATTGTGTTGCGCCAGTATAAGAAAAATTATAACTATTATCAAATGACATATATATATTAAAAAATAAAATTGAAAAATGATTTATACAAATAGTTTTATATTAAAAGAAAGAAGAAAATGGATTCCGTTAATATGACGAAAGTGACCAGTGCGAAATCGCAGAAAGCGACCAGTGCGAAATCGCAGAAAGCGACCAGTGCGAAATCGCAGAAAGCGACCAGTGCGAAATCGCAGAAAGCTACAAGCAGCGGCAATAGCAGCCCGTCCAATATCGTTTTGGCAAAAAAATATCAAAGAAAAACCGATAAACAGCATGTATTGGATACACCAGATACATATACAGGTTCAATGACGGTGACCGACGTGGATACGTTTATAGCTGATTCGGGGTCGATTGTCGACAAACAAGTATCTATAGTACCGGGTCTCTATAAAATCGTTGATGAAGCGTTGGTTAATGCACGTGACCATGTTGTGCGGATGCAAGAGCTAGTGTTAGCCGGAAAAGAGCAAGATACTTTGCCTGTCACCGAGATTGATGTGACGATTGATGAAAAAGATGGTCTAATAACCATCTATAACAACGGGAATGGTATTGATGTTGCTAAACATCCAGATGAAGATCTCTGGATACCCGAGCTGATCTTTGCCCACTTGCGTACATCGACCAATTACGACAAAGAAGCCAAGAAAACCACAGGTGGAAAAAATGGTTTCGGTATCAAACTTGCTTTCATTTGGTCGAGTTGGGCCAAGATCGAAACGATTGATCATAAACGCGGTCTAAAGTATGTGCAAGAATTTGAAGATAATTTGAATGTGATTAAAATACCATCTGTCACAAAATGTGCAAAAAAACCTTACACGCTCATCTCATTCAAACCAGACTATAAAAAGATGGGCTTAGAAGGTCTCACGCCTGATATGTTGGCGCTTTTAAAGCGGCGGGTCTTTGATTTGGCGGCTGTGACAGATAAAACCGTCAAAGTCAAATACAATAGCGAACTCGTGCCTATCAAGAATTTCCTCCACTATGTGGATTTATATGTTGGGGATAAAGCTGTCACCAGTCGGGTGCACGAGGAAGCCAATGAGCGGTGGGAATATGTTGTGTGTATGGCACCCAAAGAAGAATTTACCCAAGTTTCGTTTGTGAATGGAATTTTCACAGGTAAAGGTGGTAAGCACGTTGACTATATCTTAAACCAGTTTATCCGAAAAATGACAGCCTTTATCAAGCAGAAGAAGAAGGTTGATGTGAAATCGAATACGATCAAAGAACAAATCTTCCTCTTTGTGCGTTGTATTATTGAAAATCCGGCGTTTGATAGCCAAACCAAGGATTATATGAATACAGCTGTGCCGTGTTTTGGGTCGAGCTGCGAAATCAGTGACAAGTTCATTGAAAAAGCGGCCAAACTCGGGATAATGGATGCGGCCTGCGCGCTCACGGACGCAAAAACAAGTAAGGCTATAAAGGTCAAAGATGGTGTCAAAAGTAAATCCGTCAGAGGTATTCCCAAGCTGGTGGATGCCAATGATGCCGGCGGCCCTCATAGTGACAAGTGTATTCTCATTCTGTGTGAAGGAGATTCAGCCAAGGCCGGTATTATGAGTGGGCTCTCAACAACCGACCGCAATACCATCGGTGTTTACCCGCTCCGTGGTAAGCTCTTTAATGTGCGGGGTGAAGCCGCCAAACGTATTTCGGAGGTGAAAGAAATACACGAAATCAAACAAATTATTGGTCTTGAAGCCGGTAAAAAATATACACCCGACGAAGCCAAGAAATCGTTGCGGTATGGTAAGGTCCTCTTTATGACCGACCAAGATTTAGATGGTAGTCATATCAAAGGGCTTTGTATTAATCTCTTTGATTCCGAGTGGGCTTCCTTGCTTGCCATTCCCGGCTTCATCGGCTTTATGAACACGCCGATCATCAAGGCCAAAAAAGGCACACAAGAAAAGCTCTTCTACAATGACGGAGAGTACGAGCAATGGAAAGCAGCTAACAGTGTGAAAGGTTGGAGCTTTAAATATTACAAAGGGTTAGGCACAAGCACCGGCAAAGAATTCAAAGAGTATTTTGCCAATAAAAAAATCGTCAATTTTGTCAGCACTGGTGACCAAAGCCGCGATGCAATTGATAAAGTCTTTAACAAAAAACGTGCCGCCGACCGTAAAGAATGGTTAGAAAATTATGACCGTACACTTTACCTAGACACCAATAAAGCCGAGGTGCATTATGAAGAATTTATTGGCCAAGAGATGATCCATTTCTCCAAATACGACTGTGAGCGTTCGATTCCGAATGGAATTGATGGCTTGAAAACGAGTCAACGGAAAATTCTCTTTACGTGTTTGGAGCGGCGGCTTACAAATGAAATCAAAGTCGCTCAGCTCGGCGGTTCGGTCTCGGAAAAAAGTCGCTACCATCACGGTGAGCAAAGCTTGTATGGTGCGATTATCAATATGGCCCAGAATTTCGTAGGTTCGAATAATATCAACCTACTTGAGCCTAATGGTCAGTTCGGCACACGGTTGCAAGGTGGTGATGATGCGGCTTCGGAAAGGTATATTTGCACCCAACTCAATAAATTGACGCGGTTAATTTTCCCCGAAGCGGATGACCCGATCTTGACATACCTCGAAGATGATGGCACACCGGTTGAGCCAATGTTTTATGTGCCGATTATTCCGATGCAGCTAGTAAATGGCGGTAAAGGTATCGGCACGGGATTTAGCACGGATATTATGAATTATAATCCCTTGTCCATCATCGATTATGTCTATCAACGCCTATCTGGTGAGAATCTTATGCCAGTGTTACTGCCTTACTATACCGGCTTTAAGGGGCAGATTATTCCTCTCTCCGAGACTAAGTATTTGATTAAAGGCGTCTATCAAATTCTCTCCGATAAACAAGTGCGTATTACGGAATTACCTGTTGGCACATGGACCGATGACTATAAGAAATATATTGAAGAATTGATTGATGCGAAACCAGTCGAAGCCAAAGAAGCCAGTAGCGACGAAAAGAAAAAACCCAAGAAAGCCAAAGCCGCGACCCAGCAAGTGAAAGATTATACGGATATGAGCACAGATACAACCGTCGATATTACTATAACCTTTGCAACGGGTGTCATTAGTGAGTTAAAAATGGAACCAGCTGGCGAGAGTGAAGGTGGGTGCACAGCCTTAGAAAAACTCTTGAAATTGTATACAACCCGTTCCACGACGAATATGCACGTCTTTGATGAAAAAGAAAAACTCATCAAATGTGGTAAGGTCGAAGAATTGGTTGATCGCTATATGCAAGTCCGGATGGACTATTACATTAAACGCAAAGCGCATCAAGTGGTAGCCTTAGAAAAAGAATCAAGTATCTTGTCGAATAAGGCGCGGTTCATTAGTGAATTGTTGGAAGATACCTTAGACTTACGCAAAAAGAAAACAGCCGAAGTCTCTGCTATCTTGAAAACCCGTGGCTATACTGTGGTAGACGAAGACACCGATTATAAGTATTTGGTGCGGCTGCCGATGGATAGTGTGACGGAAGAGAATGTGAATAAAATTATGCAAGAACGGGATAGAAAGAATGGAGAGTTGCAGAACTTGAAAGGCACTACCGAAACACAGCTCTGGCTGAATGAACTAGCGGTCCTTAAAGCAGAGTATGTGAAGACATACGCAGTGGGTGCAAACGCAGTGGGTGCAAACGCAGTGGGTGCAAGCGCAGTGGGTGCAAACGCAGTGGGTGCAAGCGCAGTGGGTGCAAACGCCGCGGCCAGTACAGATAAGCCTAGTGCAAAACCCAAAAAAGTAGGTGTCATTAAAAAGAAGTAAAAATAGGTATGCAACAAAGAAACAATAAACAAGAAACAAGAAAAAATTAAAAAAGGGTGAAACCTTTCTTTTTTTCTTTTCTAAATTGTTTATTAATACGGATATACCGTCGTCGGAGTATACACAAACGGAGCATACTGTTCCGAGTGTACTTGAAACTTTTTCGGATCGGCCCAAGTGAGAAAGAAACCAGCGGGTTGCAAATCGGCAAAATACGTTTCATATGCGTCGCGTTGCGTTTCATCTGCCCCCTGTTGCGGCGTTTCATCTGCCCCCTGTTGCGTTTCGTCGAAGGTCTCGACCTCTTTCATCACGGATAATTGTTTGCCTGCCGCTTCTGGCGTATCGTTTTCATCGTCAGAGATGTCTTCCACATACTCCCATACAATGGGCACTGGTTTCTCTTTCGGGATTCGGCGCGTATGCATCCAGATGCTATTTTGGCGTACTTCAACAACGACGACAGGTTTACTCTTTTTTTTATTAATCTTAATCTTTTTAACTTTTACATCTTTCTCTACAAGAACGGCGTTCAACTCAACAACAGCGTTCAATTCAACAGATTGACTCATTTTAAAACTTGGTTTGCTTTCGTTTGTTTGGGGTTACCTTTACTTTATTTCTAAAAAGTATTTCAATTTTTTAGAAAAGAGATAAAAAGAGATAGGAAAAAAAAATAACTTTCGATTTGTAATTCTCTCAATTAATAATAAAAATTGATCTAAGTTTGAGTTATTATTTATTTATTTATTTATAAATTATAGTATAAATTATACTATAAGTAATATAAGACAATGTTTGGCAAAAACACAACAGGTGACCCTATAATACACTGGGGAACAAAAGATTCAAAACTGGCTATTGGAAATTATTGCACTATTGGGGAAAATGTAAATATTTATTTAAATGGAGGAAGTATTATAACAAAAAATAATAAATGGATAATACCATTAAGCAGTTGTTCTTGTTCAGTAACCATTGGAAATGATGTTTGGATTGGTTCTAATGTAACTATTATGCCAGGTATTACAATTGGTGACGGAGTGAACATAGCAAATAACAGCTATATTGCATCAGATGTTAAGCCATATAGTTTTATTTATGGAAATCCTGCACAGATAATCAAATATAAATTTAATAAAAAACAAATTAGAATTTTATTAAAAATTAAATGGTGGGACTGGCCTGATGATAAAATACATCAGTATACACCTTTATTAGATGGAGATATAGATACATTTATTCGTGCTGTATATAAAAAATAAAAAAGGCTGAAACCTTTCTTTTTTTTTTCATATAAATGTTTATTCCAATTCCAATTGACACAAATAATCCCCTGCCTCTTGACATCCTACAATTTCTATCTTTCTATTTTTTTCCCCACCTATGAATACTTGGACTTCGTTTTTAAAAGTCATCTGCCAATACTCATATGGCGTTAACAAGTCGAAGAAACGCGTGTCACCGTCATAATCGTCATAAGTAACCTCAAATGGAACCAACCGACAATGAGGGCTAATGTGGTCCGGCACGATCTTTTTCACGACCTCTAAATTGTAACGGATCACATTGTTTAAAGCGTCTTCGCAGCCTATATAATAAGGGTGCTTCCCATTAATGGCCATCCCTAGCACCACCGGTAAGACGCCAAAATCTTTACACAAGCTCAGTAACATATCGTCTGACGCGAGTGAATACCAATCCGGCGCGTACAGTTGATGGTTGTGTTTGATATAGACATACAATACCATATCCGGCGTAATGATAATTTTGTCTCGCATATATGCAATCAAACCGGCGCTTTTCATACGCAACGCTTCTTCCAAGAGCCGAATGTATTTATACATTTTAATATTCAACTCAGTGGAGAGGCCGTGCTGAATACCCATATAAGGCAACGCTAACCGCTCCTCGGTAAATTGGGAACAGTCCATAAATTCGTTGTCAATATGTCGTATACTGTCGCTATTTACTAACCAGATATCATCACCGAAATTTTCACAGATCTCTCCGCCATAGATGATGACCGACTCTTCGCAATGAAAGCAGTCGAAGAGATACATAACCTCGCGTGGGTTCAATTCGTATTCATAATCGTTTTCATCGAAAATGACCCCATCCGCGGCCAATCCGGCGATATAGGATTGGACATTGGTCTTATAGCAGCCCAGTGGATCTTCGTCGCCCTCATAAGTGATGAACTCAAACGCTTTATACATATTGAGTAAGAGGTTGGCATCAAAATTGGCTTTGATAAAACTGCCAATATAGCCCACCAGACGAGGGGGTAAGAATAACTTCTTCTCTGCAGCGGTGCAGCTGGTTACTTGTGCCATTTTATATTCGTTTCGTTTCGTTTCGTTTTGTTTCGTTCAACTGATGTTACCTTTGTTTCTTTTTCGAAAAGTATTTCAATTTTTTTTTAATTTAAGCATATTTCAAGATAATTACTAATATACCAATAATGAAACCACTGCAACAAATACAAGCGCCGCAAGAACATTCGTCATTTGGATTACCACCACAACCGATTTGACCACCATTGGCATTTCTTCTTGGCCCTGCAATCCGTTCACCTGAGAGATTATACGAAGGCATTTCTTTATTATTATTATTTACACTTAAAAAAAATTATTTCAATCTTTTTTATATTTTTATTTATAATTTTGCACCCGATTGACCGACCCACCCACCCATCTTGAGCTGCTGGCCTGATAATAGGCTGGCTATTGGTATTTCTCTATAGCTTGACGTAGTAAAGCCACTTGTTTAGGCTTGGTTTCGTTGGCTTGCTCCGGCGTTGCTTGCTCCGGCGTTGCTTGCTCCGGCGTTGCGTGCTCCGGCGTTGCTTGCTCCGGCGTTGCGTGCTTATCGTTTGCTGCAAGCTTGTCATCATAATCATCCGTCGGTATTTCGGCAAAGATTGGATTTTTTCTAACCTGAAATTCAATATCATCGTTGTCATACTTACCTGTTTCGCTCAATATCCGGATGGCCCAGAAGATATGATAGATATCGCTCATCTTCAACTTACCACTGCCTGCTTGGCTTTCATACATCAGCTTACATTTTTCTTTGAAAGTAGTATTTGGTCGTCGGTGCACTTCAAAATACATTTTCACGAGTTCGTTCACGTTTTCGTTGGTAATGAGTGCCATTTTCTTTATTTAAAGTTTATGTTTTTTATAAAAAGTAATTCAATTTTTTTTAAAATAAAAAATTGAAATGAATTAGTTCGATAAAAATAATGCAAACTCGAAGACCAAGACTTGAAATGGATCAGGATAATGTTGTCACCGAACAATACCCAACCCATCTTCTTGCGCTCACTAAAAATTTCGCTGGCCGAATTAATACAAAGGATTACGATCCAACCAAGACACTGCAAATCCATCGTCGCAATCGTGCATATGTCTGGAACAACGATATGCAGGTGAACTGCCTCGATAGTATACTAAAGGGTTATTACATACCTCCGATTATATGTTCTTCGCGAATCGAGAATGATGTTGAGATACGATACGTAATGGAAGGCGGAAATCGCATTACGACGTTTCAACGAATTTTGAAGCGACAAGTAAGAGATTTAACGGATTCCGAGTATATGAAAGTGTGTATGCACCCGATTACTCAAGTCGTTATGAAGAATTTAACCCGAAAGCAAGAACGCGAACTGTTCCGTCGGCTAAACAAAAGCATAATGGTTTCAGACGGCCAACTCTATGCCATGTCCGAAGAAGATTCGCCGTTAGTAAAAGAAGCGATGGCCTTCCTGAATGATACCCAGTATCCGCTCCGCGAACGCATTACAGAATTATTTTATGATACGGTAGGTAAAGACAATAATGGACGAAGCAAATTGGCAAATGCGGTGGCGATCGTATCAGGCGCGTTGTATGGTGTTCATTATATAACAAAATCATTCACTCGCCAAGAAGACAAAATTGATGACCAATCGCCAATTGATCGTTCGAAAATGATTAGTGTGCTTACGCCTGTGTTTGATATCTTTGAAGCGGCAAATGAGGAATTCACACTTATCAGCAAAACAAAAAAGAAGGGACAATTAACTGTAGGTAAGTATATCGGCCCGATGCTTTATGATTGTCTTACGTGTGAAACAATCATAAGTGATGTGGTAAAAAAGTGGACGGATTATCTTGTAATGGCTCGAAAAGGCGTTAAAAATGCAGATGATGCTATCGAAATATCTGGTGCAAAAAATATCAATCCAGACAATCTGAAACGGCTCTCTTACAAAGTGGATATCTTTCTGAAAGAAAACCGGCTGGCGTCAAAAGAAGAAATCGCCAGAATTAAGCACGTACATTCAAACGCAATTGGATGTGATGACGCGGGAGAACACGACGACGCGGAAGAAGATGAAGACAGCGATGAAGACTGAGGCGAATAAAAAAGAGAGAGAGACGAATAAAAAAGTTAAAAAATATTTTTTTCTTTTATTAAACATTTATTCTTTTTCTCTCCTAATAATCGTCGTCGTCCTCCATCATCCTGCCTAGCTTCTCATCCTCATCTCTTTGTCGCTTGGCTTCAGCTTCAATGGCTTGCTTGCTCTTCGGCTTGGGGTCGTGCTTGTAAGGGATGTATTTGGTGAAGTCTGCGAGCCACGTTACAAGCTTACCTTCCACTTGTAAGAAGCCGGTGATTGGAATTACTAAGTCAGGACAGAGTTTGTCAATCGCGCGAAAGGTTCTCGCTTCCGTATTCATTGCCCACAAGCAATTCTCAAAGGTGATGTTCTTGCACGCCACCCACAGTTTATTCCTATAGGGCTTGTCGGCTTCAATTGCTTTGACCCATTTGAGCAAATGGGAATAGCGTTCAGCGCTAGTGCCCTCCTTGACTTCGCACTTTTGCCTTTCCCAGTGTTTAAACTCGTCTAAGCCCCTGCTGTAGGTTCCGTCCTCAAAGACAAACGGCACGAACGCATTGATGAAGGCCATACGCAAAGCCTCCACGGTATTGCATTTTTCCCACTCTTGCCACCAGCTCGCCAAGGCCCGTTCGGTCCAATCACGTGCGCGTTCATTCACGTGCGTGGGAACAGATAAGCGTGGTTCGTTTGGTACATCGTATGAGGTAGGCCACAACCCCGGCAGCCACCCTCCTTCCTTTCTGAATTTCCTGTCGTATTCGGCTTGATATATTTTTTGCCTCTCAGCATATTCTTTCGCTTGCTTAATATCATTCAAGTGTTTTTCCTCTTGGCGTGCTCGCAAGGGCGCACCTGCCTCCCACGCTAAGCGCTCTCGCTCAGCCTTTTCTCGCTCTGCTTTTTCTTTGAGCGCTGCCTTCTCGGCTTCAACTTGTGTTATTGTCTGCGGTTTGCCCTTTGCGACGGAAGCCCAGTTAAAGACGGGTTTAGATGTATTAGCCATTGTGATTGGTTACTTTGTGTTGTTACAATCTCTTTAAATTATAAAAGCATTTCAATTTTTTTGCACTTTTGAAAAAGTGCCGCAAAACATTCTATTCGCACTTTTGAAAAAGTGCCGCAAAACTTACACTTTTTCAAAACCACTTCTTCAGTTCCAGCTGTTTATCATTACTATAAGAGAGAATAGGCATAGTCAACGGAACCCACATAGTGCTCGCATCTCTCTTATATTTCATATAACCTTCCGCTTCACTCCACACTTGATCGACGGCGTAATCTAAGACAATTTTATTTAGGTCATTTATTTGTTGAGCAATATTCGTTGGCTGATTTTTAGCATATTGTAGAAAAATGCCACGCATAATAATCTGTAGTTCATCCATATTTTGTTCACCAACAACATACTGTTGATTAGACTTATGGTAAACACCCGCCCGAATACCGTTCTGCAATATTTGAATATTTTTTCCACTAAAAAATGCATTTGATAATTCAGTATCATACCAGTTACCTGTCATTACCTCGCGGCAGGAATAATTCTTACTATCGACTGGAATTTTATCACTCATTGAAAAACGAACATCACTGTTTGGACCTAATATATTTACTCTACCATTACTTGTACTATTCATATATAAATCAAAAAGAAAATTTATTTATATATTTTTAGAAAAAAAATGAATATCTATATATATAGTCAGTCATGTTTCAGAAAACAGTATCAACCGTTGCTATTATTATTTTAATCATCGCTCTATGTGTTATTGGAATCGCCCTTTATCGGCAAAAATACAATTCCAAGTATCCACCGGTTATTGCTAATTGTCCAGACTACTGGGATGTCTCGGGAAATTTATGCGTTAATTCAATGAAATTAGGTAATCCCACGTGTAAAAATACAAATATGGATTTTACTCAAGGTAATTTTGCTGGCACAGCTGGTATGTGTGCAAAATATCAATGGGCACGAAGTTGCAATTTAACATGGGATGGTATAAGTGATAATGTAGATGCGTGTCCGTCTAATGCATAAGCCAATTATATATCGTAGAACTTAAATAAAGATTAATTTAATATAAAAGGATTAATATATTGTTTACTAATGCAATCTATTAACTATCCTATTAACTATAATACTATTTTGAATAGAGAAGCCACTTCAAATGCCATAAAAAGTATTTTACAACAATTTGAAAAAAATAAATATAATTTTGCATTAAAAAGAGGAATATATATTTATGGTGCACCGGGCAGTGGCAAAACCCAATTTGTAATAAACCTGCTAAATGAACTTAAATATGATATTATAAAATACGATGCAGGGGATATACGAAACAAAACCATTATTGATACCATCACCAAAAACAATATGTCGGATAAAAGTGTGGTTAGTCTATTGCAAAAAAAATCCAAACCTATTGCCATCATTATGGATGAGATTGACGGAATGAATAATGGAGATAAAGGTGGTATCAATTCACTTATCAAAATTATTCGACCCAAAAAAACAAAAAAACAGAAAGTAGAAGAATTATCATTCAGTCCGATTATTTGTATTAGTAGTTATCACGTTGACAAAAAAATCAAAGAACTAATGAAAGTCTGTAATGTGTTTGAATTGAAAAGTCCGGCGCCGGCACAAATACAAACCATTTTGAAATTATCGATGCCTTCGCTAGAGGATACGATTATTGCCAATATGGTTAACTATTTACAAGGGGATTTAAGGAAACTCAACTCGATCAATAATATTTATAAAAAACATCATACAATTCTTAAAAATGAAATCATACAAAACATTTTTAAAACCAAATCCTATAATGAAGACACGAAAGAAATAACACAAAAATTATTTAATAATTCATATTCAATTGCGGATCATACGAATATAATGAATGATACAGACCGTACGATTGTAGGACTATTGTGGCACGAAAATATTATCGATATTATTGGGAAAGAGCATAAAAATAAATCTATACCGCTGTATACAAAAATTCTAGATAAAATATGTTTTGCTGATTTTATTGATCGCATTACTTTTCAAAAACAGATTTGGCAGTTCAATGAAATGAGTTCTTTAATTAAAACATTTTCGTGCAATAAACTCTTTCATTCCGAGATTCAGACCAAACCGAAAAAAAATATAGCCAATGCGAATCCAGATGATATTCGCTTCACCAAAGTGCTAACCAAATACAGCACGGAGTATAATAACTCGCTTTTTATCCAAGATCTCTGCCAGAAACTCTCTTTAGACAAAAAAGATACCTTTTCTTTTTTCTTGGATTTACGAATGAAGCATCCTGATGACGAAATATATGCGATGTTTGAACCCTATGAAATAACAAAATTAGATATCAATCGGATTTATCGTTATTTAGATAAGTATACCAATAAGGATTGCAAAATTGGTGGCGATGAAATCATAATCGAATCAGAACTCGAGCTTGAAGGTGATGTTGACCAATAAACTATTATTTATAAACCGATATAAATAATATTTAAAGTGTTATTTCTATTAAATACATTATGAATTTGGTTATTACCGAATCTCTCAAAAAACAACGACAAACGGTTTGTTTGAATATGATTGTAAAAAACGAAGCCAAGGTCATTCTCTCCACATTAAATAACCTGAGTAAATATATTAATTTTGATTATTGGGTTATTTCCGATACAGGTTCGACTGATAATACACAGCAAATTATCCGTGATTTTTTCTTAGAGAAAGGTATTCCCGGTGAATTATTTTCGCACGAGTGGAGAGATTTTGGTTATAATCGTTCAAAAGCATTAGAATGTGCCTATGATAAAACAGATTATTTACTTATTTTTGATGCAGATGATAATATGATGGGTGATTTCAAGTTGCCTTTTTTACAGCAAGGAGGTATTCACGCTGACCGCTATATGCTGAAAATCGGTAAAGGGTTTGAATATGTGAGGCCCTTACTTGTTAACAACCACAAACGCTGGGAATTCAAAGGAGTATTGCACGAGTTTTTGTCAAATATGGAGCCTGTTGGCGCCGATGTTACAGTAGGCGGTGACTATTATATTGAATCCGGTCGCACAGGTAATCGTAGCCAAAACCCAACAAAATATTACGACGATGCACTCATTTTAGAAAAAGCTTATCCGATTGAATTAGCATTACCAGACAAAGGCCTATCCGGCCGTTATGCTTTTTATTGCGCACGTAGTTACAAAGACGCCGGTGAAAAATATCACGATAAAGCGATCGAATGGTATAAAATTGTGTTAGATACACCGAATCATTGGGAGCAAGAAAAATACTATTCAGCACTCGAAATTGGCTTGATTTATAAGGAGAAAAAACAAATGGATTTAGCGGTGCCTTATCTTTTAAAAACATTGGAATATGATATTGAACGCATTGAAGGTCTCATTCTGGCGGTTGAATATTTTTATCAATCAAAGCAGTATATTTTAGTGAATGCGTTATATCATAAATTCAAGAATTACAATCGAAAATTAGAAAACAAACTCTTTATCAATATGCATTTTTATCAGGATCGCTTGGAATTTTTTAATGCAATTTCGGCTCATTTCATTAATGATAAACAAAGTGGATATGAATGCTGTAAAGAAGTCCTTATTCACCAGCAAATGGGGTTAAATGAATTGACAACAACATTGAATAATTTATTGTGTTATCGAGAGATGATGGAGAAAGAGAAAGATACCTTGGTGCTGTTTCGCGCGATCGATGAAATGTTTTGTAAACACAATGATTTAACCAATAACAAGAATGCATTGGAAGTTTGGAATATACTCTTTAAACAAAATCGTGCACAGTTTACGAGATTGAATAAAACGGTTATTAAAAATATACAAAAGGCACTAAGCGGAAGCCCAGCAACTGCAACTGCAACTTCAACTGCAAAAGAGAAAATCTTAATGACCTTTACCACGTGTAAACGACTTGATTTATTTAAAGAAACATTACATTCACTTTTAAATCATTGGTTGGATATAGACCTTGTCACACACTGGTTATGTGTCGATGATAATTCAACGAAAGAAGACCGACACGTTATGAAATCTACCTATCCTTGGCTGGAGTATTATATGAAAACACCGGAAGAAAAAGGTCATCGGCAAAGTATGAATATCATCTGGGCGAAACTCCACACCTTAAAACCCACTTATTGGATCCATATGGAAGATGATTTCTTATTCTATCATCCGATGGATTATATTAAACAGGCCATTGCTTTGATTGCGAATAATAACCATAATGTCAAGCAGCTGGTTTTTAATCGTAATTATGCCGAGACAGTTGAGCATTATTGCTCCAAAGGCCATTTGCCAATGACGATTGCACCCCTCACGCCAAATGTTGTTTTACATAGTCATCGGCCGCACGAAGTCATCCAACATTATATGAATACCCATTATTGGCCACATTATAGTTTTCGACCATCAATGACATTGGTCAAACCCATTTTACTGCTCGGTAACTACGACTCGCCCAACCAATTCTTTGAGCGTGATTATGCAAATAAGTGGCACGAAGCAGGTTACAAAACCGCCTTTTTTGACCGTATTACACACCGACATATTGGCCGCTTAACCTCGGAAATAACGAATGGTCAAGTGAAAAATGCATATGAATTGAATGGCGAAGCGCAATTTCAAGCGGCTCAGATAAACAGTCCGATCAAAGTCGTGAATTTAGAACGGCGCACTGATCGAAAGTTGGCGGTGAGCAAAGTGTTCAAAGCAGCACAAGTTAAGAATTTTGTTTTCTTTAAAGCAATCGATGGAAAAACACTTGAAAGCACCAATGAAATGAAAAACCTGTTTCAAGGTAATGATTTTGGTAGCCGTAAAGGTGTGATGGGCTGTGCTTTAAGCCATCTCCAACTGTGGAAGGAATTGGTAGCGGATAAAACGAATGACTATTATGTCATTTTCGAAGATGATGTTAGTCTAAGCGGAGCAAATAATTTCAAAACACATTTTGATAAATTAACACCTGAGATGGAAAAGCATGATATGTTGTTTTTGGGTTACTCGATGTTTACGAACAAACGCACCGAAGTGAAGGCTATTTATGATGCCGAGCTGACAGCCGAGACAATAATCAAGGTCGAACCTTTGAACAAAGACCTCTATATTGGTGGGTTTTACTCCTACTCCATTAATAAAGTGGGTGCACAGAAGTTACTTGATTATATTGCCACGAACGGTATTAAACACGGTATTGATTATTTGGTAAAAATTGTGGCGGGTTTAAATGCAAGCGAAATACAACCGTTTCTAAGTTTTTCAAAATGGTATGAAGATACAGCCAATCCGATTGATACTGATATACAAACGAATTATGAGAGCCTAGATTTTAACCAAACGATTGAAGATCAATTTGAGTTCAAACCACTCTTAGACCAAATCGGAAATGATATTTATTTTCAACGAGGTACTTTGATCGAATCTATGACCAAGGCTTTGAAAGATCCGAATTGTGTTGGGTTTAATACATTAGGCTTCTTCAAAAATAAGATTGAGACATTAACCTCGTCCCAATATTTCCGAGAGAAAGATGGAATGTATATTAAAAAACAAACTAATGCAAATGAAATCGCAAATGCAAAAAATGCAGAAAAAAAGATTCGACTGAAAATGCTCTGTAATTGGTGCTCTTCCGAGCAACTTTGTAAAGAATGGTCGAATATGTATCTAGATGGAGACAGATGGAAAAACTTGCAAATGACATCGAGCACTGATGAAAAAGAGATTGATTATTATGTTATTGTCAATTCACCGCCCGCGGGAGCGCATTATATTCCTGAAAAGACGATTGTTTTTCAGATGGAACCTTGGGTCGCGGATCCTACGAAAAATTGGGGCGTGAAAACGTGGGGTGAATGGGCTACACCTGACCCCCAAACGTTTTTCAAGGTCTTTACCCATAAAACACATCTAAACAATGTGCAGTGGCAAATTGATTATCCCTTTTACAATAAACCAGTAACTGGAGAGAAACAAAATAAAATTGCGACGATTTGTAGTGAGAAGAATTTCGATAAAGGGCATCTTTTACGAAATAATTTTATCAGGTATATGTGTTTTAGCGAAGCAAACGAAGTAGGTGCAAACATTGTAGATGTCTATGGGCGAGCGAATTACCACCAGTTTTCAAACTACAAAGGTCCCGTGCCCGAAGATAATAAATACAATGTGTATGCGAATTATAAATATTGTTTGGCAGCAGAAAATAATGAGGAACACAATTATGCAACAGAGAAAATATGGGAAGCAATTTTATGTGAATCTCTCTGTTTTTATTGGGGCTGCCCGAATTTGGAAGAGTATCTGGATCCACTGGCATTTGTGCGATTACCAATAGAAGACCCCATAGCCGCCTTGCAAATCATTCAGCAAGCAATAGCCGAAGATTGGTGGTCAAAGCGGATCGAAGTAATCAAACAAATGAAAGAACGTATTTTAAACAAACTCGGATTTTTCCCTTTAGTAGCATCTCTCCTTTAATCCGACTCGTTATCTATCTCTTTAATGGAAGAGAGTATATTGTCCCTTTCTTTGAAAAAATAACTCGGTGGCACATAAAAGCGAAAATCCGATGTTAAGCGATAAATCATATTATACAAATCATCCACTGGTACATTGATAGAATTTTGAGTATAAGCTAAAATCTTTGCAGCGCCTTTTTTGGTCACCAAATAAGCCGTTGTTTTATTGAAAAACCGTTTTTCACATTCAGAAAAATATACGTTTGCTGCCTGTGTCAAAACAAATGGATACCAATCGCTTTTGGCCAAATGACAGAAGTCCGCATCCGCCGGCACATTTTGCAAGAGTTGATATAATTCGTCGACCGGTTTTACGAGCTCGACATCGTCTTCCAATATTAAATAATAATTGATGGAGGGCTCTGCGCAAAGTTGTCGTAGTAAATTTAAATGACTCCACGCACATCCGAATTCACCCTTTGACATATGTGTGCCATTTATGCGAACCCGCATATCATAAAAATAAGTGGCGTCTTTCCACGTAATATGTTTGATTTGTGTATGTTTAGAGGCTGCATCATAAATTTCAATCTCTCGACCATTCACGCCATAATAAGGCTCGACGTGTAGACCAATGACAGCACATTGATGAATTAAATCGTCTTGGGCTGCTAGTCGGCCAGTATATTCGGGTAAAGTCACCATATAGGTTTTCAGCTGCCCTAGCAAATCGGGAGTTGTTTTTACTGGATAGAGTATGGTATTATTAACTGGTTGATGAAAAAAGAATGCAGCACGCTCTGAACCATAGAAATGATAGTTTGGCATATAGCATTCTTGAACCTCTTTCGAGAGATATGCAGCAGCCCACGCTAAGGTGCTCATTGAACAAATTAGCCTTTGCGCTTGTTTCATAATATTAAAATCAATCAGAACAGAATTGCTTTCGACTGTCACGCCTATCCCATTTGATTCAAACCAATCGAGGCAGGTTTTAATATACTGTGCATCCGCTAATCGCTCCGTCGGCTGATAAACGATGCAAATTTTCCCCTCGCTGAATCTATCCTTGAGAGATTCAAATAAATGTAGATAATGCTCACATTCAATAAAATCTGGTCGCCCATTGAAATCGCCTAACCTAATATGGATGGCAATATCGTATTTTTTCGTAGGAGGTAATACCATATCAGCGAGTAGTTCGCGCATTAAAAAACGTTCTTTCAAATCGGTTTGAATACAATGGGTATCCTTATGTTGCTCCATATAATGCAAGATTTGTGCTTTGTATTTCAAATAGATGTAACCAAATTGAAAGAAGCCATTCATATGGACATCAAAGTATTCTAATTTTTTATAAAACAACTGGAAAAAATTATCATCCGTTAATGTGATTTTATTTTTCACATAAAGACCCTGCCCATTTTCCTTGTTAATAAATTGATTACTGGTTAAGCTGTCGATATCAATCGTGTGTTTGAAAAACCCGAGTGTATTGAACCCAAGAATCATATTATCTTCTAGTGCCTTTTTTTGCATTTTTACAAGGTCTTTTTCACTTGAGTGATACGCATCATCGCCTTGGTGATCGAGACCAAGATAATAAGTGAAGTCATCCTTCTCTTCTGGCTGAAAATCATCTACGCGCAAGTCATCCGATAGAGTATATTCTAACCTCGGATTGAGTATATTTACAACAGCACAAGCCATATAACGAAAAATGGCATTACCGAGTCGGCCACTTGGGACAAAAATGAGCTTGTTTTGTTTTACTGCTTCGCTTGTGCCCGCTTCGCTTGAACTTGTGCCCGCTTCGCTTGCCATATAGTTTGTATATAAACGATTTTATTTATATATAAATCAATCTAATTTATTGTTCAAATGGTTCATCATCTTGGTGTCTGTCGTGCCAACGCTTCACATCGTCGGGATTCAAAGACAAACGCATATGACTCATACATTGTTCGGGGCTATCGAAAAACAAATGGTTTGTGTTATGGTTCGGCAAATCATTTCTGGATTTAATCGCATAACCCTCACCGTCGCACGTGCCAGTTGCATCTACAATCTTGTAAAGGAGCGATTGTTCTTTTGAACCCACCGAATACGGATAAGGCACCCCAGTTACGGCATTAACAATAAGCGCTTGTGGTCGATTGGACGGAAAATAGCGGCGACGCTTAGACCGTTTTCCTTCGAGGTTTGACTTATTGTTTTCTCGATCATAAGAGATTTCGTCGTTATCATCTCGGCCATTGCGATGTTCGTAATCATTTCCGGAATACATTCTTCTTTGTTATTTATACAAGACTAATATCTTTATATATATTTATAAATATATTAACACTCTATTTGCTCTCTATTTGCACTTGACCCCGCGCCTGTTTCATCAAAGCCTCCGCCAATATTTTTATTTCAGCGTCTTTCCCCTGTAATAAATTCGTCAAATGAATAATCTGCGCTTGCTGTTGCTGTAAGATACCTACGATTTGCTCTATGTTAAGCTGTTGTGGCGGCCCATCACCCTGTTTGATGGTGACCGTTGGCATATTTTTTATTTGTTCCTTTTGTGCCCTTTCCATATCCATTTTCCGCTGTTTTTCTATTGTTACCATTTGCAATAATACATCAGGCTTCATATTCGGCCGTCCCGGTTCATATGTTTTTAATAAGACTTCAATTTGGTTCACATAAAAATCTAACAAGTCCGGTTCCTTGATAAAAAGATCGACAGTTTTTGATGATTCTTTCGTAAATTCGGGAATCATATTTTCCAATAACCGCCGTTTGTCAAATGTATTATGATCGTGGGAAAAAACTAAGATTGTTTTCAATGGGTCTAGCTGTACGAATGGTATAGTGTAATTTTTTAAAAAATGTTTTTCTTCGGCCAAAGCAGCACCATCCTCATAACGCGTGACTTTTAATAATTCACGGCGAAAAGCAAATGTGCCAGCTGTCGAATGATTGGGTCCATAAGGACCGAATTGATACATTTTTTGTATATGTTTAAAATAAATATAGATTTCACTACTACCGGCACATAAAGCACTTGGGTGTTTTTTTAACATTTCTACCGCGTGCGAAATGCGCTGAGGGGGGTAATAATCATCATCATCCATATAGACAATAATATCACCTTTGGTTTTCTCGTGCATTAAATTACGCTTTTGTCCAAGCAAACGCTTCTTTACTAGGGCATAATATTTCACTTGGGGGATATGTTCGACCAAATCACCGATTTTATCTGTTCCATCATCAACAATAATCCACTCGATACGATCTTTGGGATAATCCTGATGTTCGAAACATTTTATCATATAAGGTATAAAAGGGCGACGGTTAAAAGTGGGTGTGCATATACTGACAAAAGGTAACAGATTTTTAGGTTCAGCCTTTATAGCATTCGCATTAGCATTCGCATTAGCATTAGCATTCGCATTCGCATTCGCATTCGCATTAGCATTAGCATCAGCACTTACTACCTTTTTTTTATTCTTATTTTTGCCCATTAATACTATAGTAATATTTAAAAGCTTTATTATAGTATTTATTCTATTATTTAGTTCTAGCATTAATTATCGATTTTATTTGAGAAATATTTATACAAAGTATGAATAACTAATAATAAGTAGACAATCCCCATAATACCCGAAACAGTTGAATCTAAGTTACTATAAGCTGCACCACACGCAAAAAACCCGAATAAGATCACAATCGATTTCACATTACACGCCATTATATTTGCCACTTCTTTCCAATTTTGACTCATTGGCAAAAAACAGAGGGTGCCAATTAACCGCAAAAATATAATACATGCCAATCCCATGGTTAAAGCCCACGCATACAGTAAAAATCCACCCCATACAGTTACTTTCATATCAGCTGTTCCAGCTGCTCCAAACGCGGCCCAGAATCCGGTTATCAAAGCAATAAAGCTAACAACCATCGTAAATGGAAAAGCAATATAAATCTGAAAGGCGTGATTTCCTAACGGAGTATTCGGCGTAAAATTGTCTAGCCACCCTTTCAATAAAGCTCGATTACTTTTAAAACACCCTGCAACAGTTTTTGCAAACCAATTAGTCAAACGTTGAGTAAATGGTTTTCCTTTTAATTCCGCTTTACTTGATCCTTTGATGCTTATTAAATTATAAGGAAAATTATCTTCAAACACCCCGAAAGTACCAGAATCGGTTTCATTACAATTTACATCAGTAAAAGGCCCACTGCGCTGAACTTCATAACTAGGTGCCGAATAAAATAAATCATCCGTTGGTAATATTATATCTAGATCACTTCCACGAGTGGTTAAATAAATAAAACCCGAACCAAATAACCCTATTAAGAGGGCTAAAACAAAAAAACGAAGAAGAGCTTTTGAAAATGCTACCCAACTAGCAGTATTATGAACATCAATGACATTTCCGGATGCATCCGTTAATTCGCCTTTAGAATTACGCTTATTTGTATTTGTATTAGACTCTCCTCCAAAAGGTGATCCCCCACCTGTTTCAGCTTTAAGCTCTTCTCCTTCCTGTTTATTTGCTTTTGCTTCATCTTTATTTGCTTGTGCTTCTCTTTTATTATTTGCAGCTTCATCTTTCGCCTCTGGATCCATTTAATATATATACTTTACAAATAATAAATTTTATATATTAGATACATATTAGGATACATATTTAGGTCTCTAATGAACCATTATATATTATATGAATATAGTATATATAATGGTAAATAAAACACATAAGAAACACAAGAAACACTATAACAAAACCAGCAAAATAGCTGTAATTAAAAGTGATAAAAGATCTTACACTGACGATGATGTAGGTAAAATATGTTCTACTGGTCAGTACAGCACATATGCTGGAAATTTTTATAAAAAAAAAGATAATTTAGATAAGTTTGCTGCGATTCGTGATAAATTCAAGAAAGATCCCAAATACAAACAATTCAAAACTCAGAGTCAACGATATGCCAAATTTCTCAAAGACAATTTTCGTGCAAGTGAATTACCTAAAGTTGTTCATCAAGTGAAAAATGATTTTTATAGTTATGTAAACGATGAATGGTTTAAAGAAAGTAACATTGAAAAAGGAAAGAAAAATTACTATGTTCAATATGATAATTTTCGAATTGTGCAAGAAAAAGTCTATTACGAATTGATTGACTATGTCAAAGCCTTTATCAAATCCAATCCCAAATCAGAGAAAGCCATTGCAATAAATAATGTTTATAAATCACTCACCGATAATACTACCAAAGCTTTGTTCAAACACGTTGATGCGGTTTTGGTCGAATTGGATGGCTATATTGAAAAAGAGGATATGTATGGTTTATTGGCAATGGTGAATGCAAATGAAACAATTTCGTGGTGTTCGCCGATTCAATGGACGCTGTTTCCTGATGAGAAAAATGTGAAACAATATATTAGTCATATTGGGTTTCCACAGCTAGGTATCTATGATTATTCGATTTACTCCGGCGATTTGCCGAAAGATGATGCTGAAACTAAGACCTACAAGAAAAAAGTGAAAAAAGAGTATCTCAATTATATTGGTGAAGTATTCAAAGCTTGCTTAGGTGCAAGTAAAGCTAGCAAATATAAACCCCAAGATATCTGGGATGTCGAAAATGACATTTTAACCGCAATCAACTGTGAAGAAAATCTTAAGATTGATCCCAATTCTTACAATAAAATCAGCGCCCAAGAGGTAGAGACCAAATATGAGTTCGACTGGACTACCTTTACTAAAAAACTGGGTTATAGTGAACCGCCAAAATATGTTGTCGTTCGTGAATTAAATGGGTTTAAATGTATGGTTCGTTTACTCAAAGAAAATTGGAATTCTATCAAGTGGCAAACCTACTGGTTATTTATTCAATTCAAACAAATGATTCGTTTTGAAGATTCAATGCGTCACATTCATTATGATTTTTATAATAAATTTCTAGAAGGCCAAGCCACCCCGATGCCCTCCGAAATTTACCCCATTTTTGGTCTCTCACTTTTATTTAATACCTTCTTATCGGAACAATATATGGAACATAATCATAATCCTTTATACATTAGCTATGTGAAACATATGGTCGATGATTTGAAAGAATTATTTATTAGCAAAATCGAAATTAACGATTGGTTATCACCTTCAACGAAAAAAGCCGCTTTGAATAAACTGCGTAAAATGGAAATTACTGTTGGTAAACCAGAAAAATTGCGTTATGATCCAATTTTTGACTATAAAGCGGATGATCCGCTCTACAATGTCGGTCTGCTTCTTCGGTGGAAACATAAAAAATACATTGCTTTAGAAGGAAAACCAGTGATAGATATACCTGAGTTTGATTGGAACATTTTTAAATTGATTGGCACCCAATGCTATATGGTAAACGCGTATTATCGTCCGGATAGCAATTCAATTTATATACCGATGGCTTATATGCAGAAACCGTTTATTGATTTAGAAGAAAGGGGATTAGAATATAACTCCGTTTATATCGGTTATACTTTAGGACACGAATTGTCGCATTCGTTAGATGAATACGGTAGTAAATTTGATGCGGATGGAAATTTAAATGATTGGTGGACCGATGCGGACCGAAAAATTTTTCAGAAAAAAATGGATGATGTCATTAACCAATATGAAACGTTTGCGGCACGCGATGGCATAAAATTTGATGCAGCTATGAGTATAGGCGAAGATTTAGCGGATATATCGGGAATGGCTTTAGTCGAAACCTATATATTAGATAATCAAATTGTAAATGACGAATCTACCAAAATTAAAAAAATGAATTTAGCAAAATTGTATATGAATTTCGCCATTCAAGGTCGACAACAGATTTATAAAAAAGCCATTAAGGCCCAATTAAAAATGAATCCCCATCCTTTAGAGAAATATAGAGTTAATTGTGCATTAGCTCGTTTAGAATTATTTAAGACAATTTACGATATTAAAAAGGGGGATGGGATGTATTGGAACAACGATACAATTTGGTAAATTTTAATATATTTATTTTATAATTTAATAATTATAATTTTAATAAGTATAATTTTAATAAGTATAATTTTAATAAGTATAATTTTAATAAGTTTAGTAATTTTATTAAAGTTGAGTGAGTATCTTTATTAAAATCGGCCATTTTTATATTTTTTTGTTTCATATATATATAAATGCCCAGTCGAAGACATCGCAAAGGAGGAAAAGTTACCAAAACCGTTAAGGTTCACGTTAAACGCGCCAAGGTTGCCGCCGCCGCCGCTTCTGCCGCCGCGTCTAAGGCTTTGACTGCCTCGCGTGCTGCAACCAAGGCTATGAACCGATCCCAAGGTCGCACCCAAGGTCGCACCCAAGGTCGCACCCAAGGTCGCACCCAAGGTCGCACCCAAGGTCGCAC